GCACCAACCGACAGTTAAATCATTGTTTTACCTGTAAGTATATGTTTAACCTACCCCATGTAATGAATGTAGGCTTTCTGGACGCGGGTTCAAGTCCCGCCGCCTCCACCAATTAAAACAAAGGGTTAGCCGAAAGGCTAACCCTTTTTCTTTGCCCTGTGTCCACAAATTGCCCACACAGCTTCAAAAGTTTGCCCACAAATGCCCTTTTATCTCTTACGTTGCTTTATGCAATATAAAAATATTTAACTAAATATTAATTTCAGTTTTATTTTGATCTAATCCATTGTTTTAACTATGTTTGATCTACCGTCATTATTTTACCCCCTTCTTTAAAACTCCCTCGAAAACTAATGTAAAACCAACAAAAATAAACACTTACATTTATAATAAGCATTAAGGTAGCTGTATGGAACTGTAAAACAGTGAAATAAATCACGATCATTTCAGATCTTAGATCTTTTAAAAGGCCCAGTAACTGCGCTGGTTAGCCCTATGAACTGCAATACTATAAAACTGAAAAAAAATTAACATAAAGAGCCCGCAGGAGGGTGAGGAAGAGTGCGGATTTCGTGGGGTGGATTCTCTGCAGGGCTGGTTTGCGTGGCTGAGTGGGTTGTTTCGCTGCTATGCTCACGTTATGGACGCGGGTTCAGTTCCTCGCTTGGGAACTGAACCGAACGGGTGTTAGGACGTGGCCAGCATAGATGGTGCAGTCTTTGCTTCAGATATGAAAAAGCCCAGACTGTGCTGGGCTCTATACTCTGGATCTGTTAAGGCCAACTTACTGGTATTCGAAATGGTTTGGTTGGTTCCTTTTCTGGTGCATCCCCGCCTCCAACATCTAAATACGCATTGCCTTTCTCATGTCTCACCCCTTTGACTGTGTAAGTTTCATCACGGACAACAACGGTTTCACCAATCATAGGGACACGTTGACATGACAGACCAACATTCTCGTTTGCAAATTCAACTAAAGCAGATTGTGTTTCCATACTATTACCTTATGTGTTTGTTTTATAAACACTACAACTATTTGGTAATAGGATCCAGCCTTCCTTTCTGGTCATCGGCATTTGATGATTGGCCGTTGAAGTCACCCGCTTGGTCTGGTGGTGCGCCGTTGGCGTGGGTGTGGCTGGCACAGCTTGACGCTAATGCGCTGACGGTGGTCATGAGTTCTGATAGCAACTTGAGTACGTTCTCGCCATCGCTACCTATCCATGTTTTTGGGCTGCGGTGGTCTTGCTCTATGCTGGCGGTTACTTTGCGGGTTTCACATTGTAGTTCGGCCAGTTTACCGATGATGTCTGTTAATGATTTATCGGTCTTGTTTTCAAAGTTGCCCTTTTCATCGATGTGCTGATATACGCCGTCTCGTACCTGGGTTCGGGTTTCACCTTCTTTAATCGCAGGTAAGTCCCAACCAAAGGGTAATACTGTTCTGATGAATGGTTTGTCAGGTCTGCCATATGCAAAAGCAATCTCGACAATTGAACCAATAGCCGGCGGCTCTAACCTGCCCGCTTTATTGCCTGCACCTGGCAATGGTAACGGTACTGCTTGAAGTACCTTTGATTTAGTTGCGGTGCCATTTTCATCAAGCAGCTGCACGTCAACTGCATAACGTGGATAAAATGGATCACTGCCGCGTTCACCGTCGACCGTTGGTAATTCTGGCAAAGCAACCACTTCACCCCATCTAGGCAAATGCAACTTTGCGGTGAGTTCTGGGAATAAGCGGCGAATAATTCTATTGATTATGGTTTCCATATATCACCACGTGATGGTCATTTGAGTTTCTTTAAATTCAACGGTTTTAATACGACTGCTATTGGCCAATACGTTTGGCCTAATCATTGGGGCTGCTGGTATGGTTGCCGTTCGTCCTGCTTGGTGGTTAGTCATTAAGTGTTTTGGGATAACAATTGGCTTATCTGCCCAAAAGCTGTCTTGATAGCTACCTACGTATATTTTGCCGTTTCCTTGTTGTTGCCAGATAAAGTCATCAATGCGGAATGAACGACCTATATTGTCTAACATGGCATAACCTGAACTGTCGCAGTAAAAACATGGTATTGCGGTTTCGGCGTATGTTTTATCTGGTACCACAAATTCAAGCCCGGTTAATTGGCTTAGTTCGTCTAATACTTGTTTTAATGTTGGATGACGTAACATGACGCTGTAATTAAGTGCTAGCGATGCTGATAACTCACGACAAAATAAGGTATACCAGCCATTAACGGCTGGCATAACACGCTCAACATAACCGATAAAGACTTTATCAATCATGTCGCCCCACCCCAAATCGACTGATACAAGGGCAAATTGCTTTGCCTCTGTGTTAACAGTGATTTGGCAATTACCTGGCGTAGCAGATTGCAACACAACCCAATGATCCTTTATATCGATTTTTTGATTATCAATATAAGCTCTGGCAATAAATCGCGCGTTTGGTGTGCTCATTACGACCTCAATGTGCCAAAGTTGTCAGTTAGGTTTTGTTGCAGTGATGCATATTCAAAACTAGACTCATTTGTGGTACTGGCCCCTTGCTGATTTGCGACTGCATCCGGTTGGCGTTCTTCTACTTTTTGCGGCACACTTCGATATTCTTGCAAGGTAAAACTCACCGACCACTGACGGGTTGTTTGTTGTTCAACGGCTTCGATTTTACTGCTAAATTTGATTTGTTTAATACCTAACGCGTCAGCGGTTTTATTGCTGATGCGGTACATAACCCGCGCCCCCGCTTCTGTCGCTTCGGCTAACTTAAATAAGTTTGTTAGCTGTTGTGAATCCGTAAATGGAATAAATCCTGACACTGCTAGTACTTTCGCCTTAATACCTGTTTCCGCGGTATCAGTGCTAGAACTTTGGCCGCTGGCATCCTCAGTTGCCAGCTCTTGGCTGGCGGTGATCCGCAGTGACTTAAGAATAATTTTAGTTGCGTTGAGAGTTAGCATATTATTCCAAATAATTTATTTTATGCATCTTTAACTATGCTGAAGCAAATGTTTTTACATCACCCCATGTATTATCAGAATAAGTTCTGACGTACATGCTACCGCTTATTTGTGTGGCTCTTTGCACTACAACTGTGTTTAGCTCATTTGAAAAAACTTCAATCAAAGCTATGTTGCCAGTAGGCCAGAAAGCGTTAGCGATGTTTCCAGCGTAATAAACACCTGATTTTTTTAACGTGTTACAGTCTGCTGTGGTTGTCGATGGAACAGTATTTATTTTTATCAGCGACTCCTGTAAATCAGCTCTGTCGCTAAGGATGTCAAAAACCAATCCACTAAAATAACAGCTTCCACCACCACCCACATCGACAGTAATCGAGTGCCATCCTTTGTGATAAATAGTACAAGGAATTTGATTTTCTCTAGATGTTATTTTTTTTGAATTCGTTACAATTGAAGATGTGTTTCCACTTAATCCAGATTTCGTCAGTCTAGACTTTTCACTATCTACACTTCGTTGTGAAAGTGGTGATAACTGGTCGAATACTATTGTAGTTGTGCCAGATACTCCGTACAAGACAGGGTAAACAATGCACGCAGACTCGACATAAAATGGCATTGTTATACGTTTACCATCACCTATAATTAACGATCTTTCATTTAGTATGGTGTCACCCGATGCAAACCTAATATTTTCATCTCCCCCCCACGAGTAAGGAAAAACCCCTTTGCCGCCATTATATATTATGTTTTCTGACCCAACTCTAAATTGGATTGTGTCACCAGCTGACTGTGTACGCTTAGTGATAGCGTTATCACCCATTAAAGACCAAGCTATTGCATAACCCCAGGCAGTATTGTAATTAACTTTAATATGAATTGAGTCTCCAAATGGAGTCTGTGGTCCTCCAATTGATTGAGTTTGGAGATCAAACATATCATCGTTATAGCGCAGAGCCCATTCGCTAGAATCAAATAATGGGCATCCGTACTCTTCAGAAAGTCTCTCTAATACAGTGCGTAATACTGCAATATCCGGTCGAGCACCTATCTCTGGATTGGTTTTATCTGTCGGTGCTAATGTAGAATATGATTCCCATTCTTTATCAAATCTCATTGGTAGTGGCGAAACCAACGCAACAGCATTACCCCACTGGATTTCTCGCTCAATTAATTTGCGCATAAAAAACTCATAGGTGGCTATTTCATCCAACCCGCTTAAAAACCTGTTAGCAATAGCATCATTAGTTCCTAGGGCTAATATTGTGATATCAGATTTAATAAATGTGTTTGCTAGCTTAAATGACCACTCAGCTGTTCTTCCGCTCACCGCTTTCGTGTTATCTGACGTTACTGTGTTTCCATATGCATATTGCAGCATCCCACGGAAGGCTGTAGGCGTTGCAAACTGTCCACGCTCAGAGTTTGAGTCCCCACACCAAACAACTTTTACTGGCTCGACCATTCTGAGTTTGCGCGCCCACTCAGCCATTAGCTTTGCATTTTCGTTTTTATAAAACCACTCACTGCCAACAGCTCTTAATGTTGTCCTGTCGTTATTACCTGTTAATTTTAAATCATTCCAATCTGTATTTATTTCTTCAACCGTGCCTGATTGCATAGGATACATTTCACAAATCTGCAACCCAGAACCTAAATCTATTCGCAGAAATCTTGTGGAGGCGGGTATCACTGACCCAACAGAAACACCAATATCTGTATCGGTTGGAAATATTAAACCATTTATAATTTGACTTTGACGAGCACTTGATTGGTTTATATGATCATCTAACTCTTGCCTTAAACCATTAGTATTGCGTAAATCCTGTACCACATCAGCGGCAGTAATTCGCGCCAACTTAAACACATAATGCTGTTTACCATTTACATCAATGTAATCGTCCATTTCTCCGTTCGTCACAGTAAATGCGGTTTTAGGCTTCCATTGGCTAGATGCATCACCATCAAACCATGCATCGACATAAACAAACTGAGGGTAAGATTGCAGGGTTAAAATATGGTCTTGTTTCAATTCAACACGTAGGCCTGATACATAACCGGCACCAGGCGTGACCTTAAATGTATTAGTAGTTGAGCGAGGTAATACTTTAAAACCGTCATCTATAAACCAATCTTTACCGTTCATGTCTGCGGCTAATTGACGGGTTAACTCGTCCATGCCAGATAAGCGCGCGGTGAAATCTAACTGCCATGTTTCAGGCTGTACTGTAATTCCCGTTAAATCAGCAATGCCGCTGTACTCAATACCAAAGTTACGATTTAGCGTATTACCTGCTGCACCTGGCACGGTAATCGTTTTGCTCACGCTAGGAATATGACTCACGGCAATCAATGTTTGGTTTACAGAGGAATATAAACCAACCCAGTTAAAATCAAATGGGCCTGTTAAGCTGTCCAATACGGTTGAGTAAATCACCACATTATCGTTTACTCGGCCCACTTGCTGCACTATTTGCTGATGCACAATTTGGCCTACTGGTGGTAAGCCTTCGTTTCTGTCAATGGTAGCGTTTGGGTCTTGCCCTAGCACGTTGGCAAAAATGAACGTATCAACATCTAACTGTTCATTGTTCTGTGCTTTAAGTGCAAATAAACGTTCGCCCGCAATGGTGATCACTTGTGCCATGGTATTAGTTCCTCTGTTCTCTTTTATATCTGTTTAGCTTTTATTTAAAGCTGCTTAATTGCGGCGACTAGGAAGCTAGATTCACTGTCCATTGTCATTAGTCTTTTAGCTGGCAACAAATTGGTATTTACAGTGGCCATGCTTAAATCGTTGTGGTTATCAAAGTTTTTAGGTGGCGACATAACAGCCATTTTTGCGATAGTGGTGTACTGATAGCGGCGCGTGGTGCGGCCATACTGACGACAAATGTAACTAATCAGCTTTTGGCTGTTGCCCAAGTCAGTATCAAGTAGTTGTAAATCCACTACGTCCCAATCTGTTTCACTGAAACGTTCATCTATAGTTACCCACGGCATGCCGAGCTTTTTAAACATATCCAGCCAGCCGCTTTTACTGCCTGCGCCTTTGGCGAACGGCAAAGCGTATTTCACGCGGGTTCTATACATCAGTTCAGTTTCACTGGGTATCTGTTCAATATCTCGCTCCCATGCCAATAGGTGTACTATTTCTAGTTCTGCGGTCATTGGGTCGAGTTGTTTAGATGGAAACGCCAGCATGTCGGTAACGCGCTGCCAAAATAGCACAGCTCCTTTGCGCAACTTATCCAGTTCGCTGCCCTGCCTTGCTAACCAGTAAGGCATTTTGGTTAAGTCGCTCCAATCAATATTCATGCGTCGTTACCATTGGTAATGGTTAGCACATCGATACGGGGCACATTGTTGGCGCTGGTAATGTCTGTTTGATGCCAGTTTAGTGACTCCAACCCAGCGAACTCTTTGTGTAGCTCTTGGCTTAAGCGGCTAAAGCTAAAGCGGGTTGCAGGTTCTGTTCTGGTGGCGGTGTAGTTGGTATTTTCACGAAATGCACAGCGAATAAAGTCTTCAATGCCATTAAGCAAGGTGATCACTTCTGCTGTTAATAATTTAGGATCAGGGTAAACCGTTACACCTATGTTGGTATCAACACCTGGCAACGGCAAAATCAATAAGTCATCCCCGTGGCCATGGTAGCCTTTGTCCATCACATATTGATTTAAGTCGGTAATCAGCTCGCTTGATGGTTCACCGGTATCAAGCAAAATATACGCATTTGCAGTACCCGGACCGCGGGGTGCATCGTGTTCAAAAAAGATATTATCGGCGTCTAGTCCTGCGCGTTCGGTAAGCATGGCGCGATAAACGGCATCAATATGCCAAGGAGCTGCGGCAGTAAAAGCGTTGCGGGTGCGTAGTTTTAAGTCATCATTACTTTCAGCATCGGCACCTAATACGTCTATCCAATCAGCATCATTGCTCACACTACCAATGCCGGTTACTGACTCAGGTAAAACATGGTAATAACCTGCACCTAGGTTGTAATCGGCACCAGCTTTCTCGGCGATAACGGCAACCAAAACGCTTAAACTGTTCTGAGGTAAAATGCTGTCATCAATAGTCAGCACTCTGTACACAGTACCGTTAATGGCATCGGTTTGTACTACGGTTCCTGCGGGAATTAATAAGCTTGGGCCACTGGCGGCGGCACGATAAAAACGCACTTTACCTTGAGCCTTACTTTCACTTTTTCTGGTTAAGTCATGCTCCCACGCTTTGGCTTCGATAAAAGCATCGTCATTAGCCGTAAGTAAAAACAAGTTTGGCAATATTGAACCAATTAATACTTTGTTGACTATCCATGTAGCAGGCTTAGCGACAATGGCTGAGATCAAACGCCAGAACGGTGAATAAGGTGAGTCGTTGGCAATAATACTGCCCTCTGCTTCCACGTCTTTTTTAAACAATGCTTTCCAACCCTCTTCTGTGGTTGGTATACCTGCGGCCTCTACGATTTTTGCAAAGTCGATTGTTGGCACATCTATTTTTTCAGCCATTAACTTGCTCCTGTAGTGGTTTGGATTATTGACGACGAAATAGACCCAAAGTTTATGGTGTCAGCAAATACCCACCATTGACCCCCGCCTGCTTGCAAAGAGTCGACTTGTTCAACTCGCACTGTGCCAGGCATGATGCGAATATCATCTTCAACTAATAATTTGATTTTTATTTGGGTGTCAGCCGTTACGCCTGTTCCGCGATCGCTTACTAAAAGATGTGCTAAGCCGGTGTCTAAAATGGCATGCACTATGTCTTGGGCTATTACGGCTCGGTCAGTTAAGTAAGTTGGTGTTAATCCGGCATCTAGCACCACGTCACCATTATTAATGTGCAAATCAAGAAATAGACTCATGCGTGCATCTCCAAGTAAGCTGGAATATTCACGTTATCGCCTTTGGCTGGGTACACGTTGACGGTGCCTACGTTGGTTGATTTTTGTTGGTTGGCCGTTGATAGGCTTTGGGTAATACCACCACGGGCAACACTGGTTTTTATTGGGGCAATTGCGGCAACGCTTGGAATATTAGCGCTCGATATGTTGGCATCAATATCAACACCTGGGATCATGTTCAGCTTGTCGATAATCCAATTCATAGTGTCATTGAAAATGGATTTAACGCCGCCCCAAACTGTGGCGAAAATTCCGGTAATAGCTTTAACCCATCCCCAATCAGACATTGCGGCTTTTAGGTCGTCCCAGTAATAAATTAATGCACCAACAGCGATAACTGCTGCAGCAATCCCAGCGACAATTAAACCTATTGGGTTGGCATACATGGCTATATTTACTGCTAGCATTACCCCGCGTAAAGCACTTAATCCGGTGGTTAGTCCTGCATTAATGCCTGCCCACACCATGGCGGCTACGCCCCATGTGGTCATAATCATTTGGCCTGCCCCCATTGCAACGGTAAATAAACCACCTGCAGCAACTAAACCTAGTAGGCCTATTGCGGCATAGCCCATGTATTTAGTCAGTTCTGGGTATAGCTGAGTAAACGCCATCACATCTCGGCCCATGTCGGCAATCCAACTAACAAAGTCGTTAAATGCTGGCAAAACTGCGGTGCCAAAGGCGGCGCGGATTACGAACCAGCTTTGGGCTAGGCGTTCGCTTTGGTCGGTCATGGCTGCGGCCATTATCTCGGCTTGTTCCATGCCTTTAACTTTGCCCAAACTTTCAATTGAACCGTTTAGGCCGTTAATGTCGTTCAGTAATAACTTGACCATTGATACGGCTTCTTGCGAACCGAACGCGGTAGCTAAAGCATCACCTTCAGCCACGTCGATCACGTCACCGTATTTACCTTTTATCTTATTAAGAATATCGACAATGGGTAACATGGTGCCGTTCGCGTCGGTAAATTGCAGGTTAAGTGCTTTTTGTGCTTTACCTACACCCGCTAAAAATGATCTGTATTTTGTGGCTGACTCACTGCCCTGCATAGTAGCTTGCAGTGTGCCCATAATCGCCATTTGTTCTTCAAGTGGTGCAAGCCCTGCCGAGGCACCTAATGCGCCAAAGGCATCAGCCATTTTTTTACCATCAGTTTTAAAAACTTGTACTGCAGTTGCTGTCATGCCAGTTAAACGTTCAACCCAAGCACCTTCGCCCATTTTCATGGCATCATTTTTAAAGATGCCGTACATGGTGCCCATATAGTCAGTAACTGTTGCCGCATCTGCTTTAGTCGCTGCGGCCAATACGTTACTGGATAAGGTAAACGCGGATAAATCGGCATCATTAAGCCCTGCAATAGCCGACTGAATGTCATAGCTAGACTTAACAAACTCAGTGGATGACTTGCCATATTTAAGCGCATACTCGTATGACGTATCAGTGAGCATTTTCAGTGCAGACTGACGCACCCCAAGCGATTTAACTTCACCCAGTGCGCGGTCCATTTCAATGGCTGGCATTAAGGCGTTTTGCAGTGCATACCCACTGGCCGCAATGCCGCCAATGCCCGATGCCATTTTCATGGTTCCGGCTTGGTAGTTGGACGCTAGGCCATTAAATTGCTGGCTGATTTTGGCAATCGGCTTAGTAATTTGGTCTATTAATCCAACGGTAAACATTAACGGTGCGGGTAAGCTCATGCTGTTCCTTTCGACCTTATTTACTTACCACCAAACGCCTTACATACGGCGTTGGTGACAATGGCTTCTAAATCTTCGCGCTGTCTGGTGAGTAACCAAGCTGCACGGGCAATGCTTATTTCGCTGTCATCTTCAAGGGGCAATAAATAGCGACGCATTGTGAGTAATTGCTCAAGCTGGTTGTTGCCTATGGCGTCAACCAGCGCATTTATTTTTTTACGCTAATGGCAATCGACGGCGCGAACTCCTGAGTAAGCAAACCTGCAATTTGCAGTGCTGCACCAGGTGATGTGTCTAAAATTCCGCGCAGCTCTTCTTTTTGTTCAGAATCAACCGTTCGCATCACAAGGTTGTGTGCTGGTGCCACTTTGTTGTCAGGCATAATTTCGTTTAAATAACTGTTGTAATCGTCGGTTGTCATGGTGAAACCAATGGTTAATGCGGCGATTGTTAATGTGATTTGCTTTTTCATGCTGCTTTGTCCTTGTTAGTGAGTAATTGTTTTAGGTTGTCGAATCCGGCTTGCATCTGGCGTTCCATGCGGTCGCCAAGATCTTTCACGTCATTTTTAGTAGCGTAGTTTTCTGCAACATGGGTTTTATGGTTGCTCAGTTCGTTACTGGTTTTATGCGCCACACTATTTAGATAGGCGATTAACGGCACGGCGATAGTGAGTAATACCCCTACAATGCCAACGATAACCAATAACCAATTTGTTAATTCCATGCGTTACACCTCTTTGATTGCTGGGCTTTGCGCATTGCCCTTATTCAGTAGTCCCATTAGCTTGTCTTTGTCGCTGGACTCTTTGGTTGAGCTCACCCAGTACGTCACCGCACCTGCTACTAAGGTGAATAAATTACCCACCAAATACACAATCAAATCTCGGTTGCCTTCAATCACTGGGCCGTAAAATAACGCCCATAACACGGCGGCAAATAACCCAAGCAACACAAGTGTTAAGGTTGCTGGCATCCAATGATCCTTGTGTTCACTTCTGGCGTTTTGGCGATCAGCTAAATCGGCTTTGTATTCATCTAATGCAATGCGTTGTAGCTCAATGTTGGCTTGGCGAATTTGCTCACGTTCTTGTGCTGCCCACTCTTGCAGTTTTAACGCTGCATTTGGGTCATTACGCAAAGCGGCTTGCACGGCTTCTGGGGTATTTTCGGTACCCAATGCACCCGCAATTTGGCTGCCAATACTGACAGCTAAACCAATAGGGCCACCCAGTAACGGGGCGACTGCTCCGGCGATGGTGCCAACGGTTCCGCTAATTGATTTCCAGTCCATGTTAAATTTCCGCCATGTCTAAATAGTTCGCTTCACGATTTCGTCGGCTGTGGTATCGGTCGCCAAAATCACGTAATTCGATAGCCATTTGCTGCCAGTTCTGTTGCGTAGCGGCTCGCCAAAAGTTAGGGCAGCGACGCGCTAAATTGCCGTACTGAAACGCTACTGACGCTATTACGGTTTGCTGTTGCTCTTTTAGTTGGTCAAAAGGCAATGCAGAATCTCGGTTGTATCTATGCTGCAGCTGTTCAAGCAATTGACTTTTTACACACAGGTCAATCATGTGTGCTTCATCTGCCGAGATTGATAGCGGCGCATCATGTAAGGCTTGCACCGCCAATTGTTGAGTTAATCCACAATATTTAACCAACTTTTGCACTAATGGCTGTGGTAAAAACTTTTGCAAATCATCAATTGAGCGCTGGCCAAGATCAAAGCCAGTGGCAATAGTGACGCCCGATTTTGAATGCATAGGATCCGGCACGTATCCGGTGCATGTTGGGCCACCTTCTAATCCAGAAATAAAGCCAAAATTTACTTTTGTTTTATTCATCATTTATGCTCACTTAACGTTTGGCACTCAACACACAACTGCACACCCGGTACGAACTGGCGGCGCTTTTCAGGTATTGCGATGTTGCATTCAATACACTGTGTTGCGCTTGGCCGACTCGGCGGTGGCATGGTTCGCTTGGCTAAAAAGGCTTTTTCAATGCGTTCTTGCTCAATGCCTGCTCTGTCGGCGTCATCCATTCGTTATTGACTCTCTATTAACTGCTTGGCCTACTGCGTAATGTTTTCGATTTCGTCAGGGCGTAAGTAAGGCACCCCGTCGATATGCACAAAGTCAGGGTCGGTAACATCAAACGGAATTTTAAATAACGAGGCTTGACCGCCTTTTTTGTCGATATCTAAAATGTCGCTTAACTTAATGCGGCATCCAAAGGCTTCAACTTTCATTTCGTCTTTGGCCGTTTTGGCGTAAAACATGATGTCGAACGTTTTCATGCCGCGCCATGAACCGGCTGATTTGGCTGAGTTTGAAATCAGCTTGAAATTGCTGGCGTTAATGCTTAGTTCACCACTAGCCGCCACATCGCCATCGACATAACCATCTGGTACACCGCTGGTTTGGCTTACGCCACTGTTGTCGGTAATGGTTAATGTTGCCGTGTCCACTTGCAGCATGATGTCGCCCAAGTTGACGTTAAAATTCATTCCAGATAAACGCATGTTGGCGATTCCTTATGTATTGCTTAGATCAAGCATGATGTTGACCGTGATGGCTTTCGGGCTGTTGTATGGGCGAACCACCATGTAAATCACCACGCTTTTGTTGGTTGGCCATACAATTTGAATATCACCGTCAATGGGTGGAGTAATTTCACCTGGGAACGGAGTCCCTAAAATAGTGGTGCTTTTGCTCATGTTGCGCAGTGGCTTCATAAAGTAGCCTTTGTTTAACTCAATACTGTTAGGTGTTGAATTAAGGGCGCGATTACCAATGCGACGAATGGCGAGAATACGCACTTCACGGCTGGCTTTATGCACTACACGAATGTTTTCAATGTATTGATAGTCACCGCCTGCAGCGTCTAATGTGGAACCGTCACCCCAATAGATCCCTTCAAAATCTGGGTACCACTGCGGCACACTAAAACGGGCTGTGGCTAAGGTGTTTAAGGTGGCTAACTCTAATGGTTTTTCGGCACTGTCTGCTGGTGCGCTCGCTAAACCAGAACCTAATCCCATTACGCTACCTGTTGCCACGCGCATTGGGCTGTCGGCAATACTCACAGCGTAATTACATAAGCGACCGGCTAACACGCCCACGTTATTAGCGTGCAATTGCGGCACTGGGATCACTAAGTGATTTGCAAGCCCTGCAACCAATGCGACTTGCGCGGCTTCATACGCTGACCATGTTTGGGTAGCAGCATCGATACCTGGCACTGCAACCAAACCAGATACAAAACGGCCATGTGTTGCTTGCAAGCTAGCTAAGTAATCGTGCTTGGCGCTAATTTCTACGGCTGTATTGCTGATGTCACAGAACACTACCGTTTCAAAGCTTTGTACTTCGTTGGCGCGATCAATCGCTTCAAATACGTCTTCACCGTCTGCCAGTGGATAAACTGCAGCAGTCCAGTTTTGCCCCGCATTTAATTGCGCCGCAATCACTTGAGCGCGCAGGCCACTGTCGGCTAATGCGTCTTCAAGATCCGTTTGGGCGTTTACGCTAAACAGTTGGCTTTCTTCACCTAGTGCCCCCGCTAGACCGATAAACAGAAAATGGCGTTCGATGGCAGCAATGTCACCTTGGCCGAGATTCAAATTGTTAACTTGTACTTTACCTAGTGCCATGGTTAGCCTCTTTTGCTGTTGATATGGTCAATGATTTTTACTAATTCACGTTGTACGTTTGGGGTCGTGTCACCCAAAAACGGACGCGCTTTAACGGGTATTGGCCAACGATTTTTATTTGGCTTTTCGCGCAGTACCGACAAAATCACACCCGCTTTGCCTTGGCTTAGGTTCTCCGTGATTTCGCTTATGGTTGCGCGACGGTAACCTTTGCCTTTGGCTTTTTTGGTTTTATACCCCAATGCAATAAGCGCTTTAGCTTGGCTGCGTGTTGCGGCAGCTTTGTAGTCTGGTTTGCCATGAATGCGAGCCATGCGGCTGGCGCTCATAGACTCTGTGCCACCGTCTTGATGCAACGCAGCTATTCGGCCTGTTAGTCCCGCTTTATGCTTAAGCTCTAAACGGTTGGCGTTTTTCACGTAAGGTTCTAATGTTCTGCCCATGCGTTTAAGCATCTTGGCTTTTTTACCATCGGCGCGGCTGGCCATGTGAGTGCCGTCAACCGTGGTTTGAGTACGTATCCGTTTGCGTGCTAATGCGCGTTCGTATCGCCCCAGTGTTTTTAAAATACGAGTGCGCTTGTTTGCGGGCAGTGATTGCAGTATCAACTGATGCTTTACGCTCAATGCTTGCTTTTTGTTTGGGGTGATAACTAAGCTCATTCGGCCCCTTTCTGCTGCACATCAACGGTTTCAGCTATGTTTAATGGCACTAACGACACACGGTAGCGTTCGCCGTTAAATAGCACTGGGCCGTTGTCATCTGGTAGCAGTTCAATGTCATCCATTAATTGCACTTCAATTAATACTGTGGCGTGGTCTTTACTCACCACGTCGATATCCAGTTGCGGATCATCTAGGCCGTATTCGTCACGGGCCCAATTGCTGTCAATTAAAAACGCGGCAACCATGGCTAATAAGTTGTATGGGTTAATGCGGCGGTGCGGAAAACGTTCGAGTGAAATCACAGTGTTGTGTTTCCACTTCGCGACTTGATAGCCTTCGCTGCCTTTGTCTTCACCGTTGAGTATTAAGGTGCCGTTTTCTTGCCATGCATCGAGATCGTTAGCTTTAACAATTGGTGATAAGCTTGTTAGTAAAAACTCGGCTAATAGCTGCAACTGGGTCTTGGTTTGAATGCTCATAATGAATGCACTCCGGCACGTCCAAGGCCCATCAATAAACGTACTGATCGGTTTGATTGCGCTAATATTGCATCTTGCTGTGCTTCGTCGCTGGCTTTGTTGTTGCCTGCTTCTTTTTGGTCAACAGCAGAAAAATAGCCCAGCAAATCGGCATGAGAACGGGCATAAACAGCCCCGCGGTAAATGCTAATTTGCTGCGCACTGAAATCAGGCGCTAGACTGGCGTCTAAGGCAAAAGGGGCTTCCGTTCCCTGTGCTGTCATGATGAAACTAAGCAATTGCAGCTGTATTTCTGCCACGCTACGATTGAGCGAATCAGCTAATACTGATTCTTCAAAATATTCAGGGATGCGACGATGTTGGCGAAATTCACCCGTTGACAATGCTGGCCAGCCGCTATCTGTGTCGATAGCAATGCTTTGTTGTTGTCCGGCTTCAAATCCAAATGTCATACATCACCTGTGTTAATTGGGTTCAGTTCGGTTAGCGTCACAGTGGTTATTAACAGTCACCTGTTAAACACTCAGCTAGCGAACTGGAGGGTTGGGAGTTGGTCCCTTACGTTATTGGCCTTGTTCTTGTGAGCCACTTTCTTGTGACCCATAAGCCTCTAACGCACGTATTCGCATATCAATTTTGTTTCTTACTGTTTTCACCTGGGCGTGTTTGTGCAAACTGGCCGCTTTTTCGAGTAACGCATCAGCTTGTTGCAAGCGGCTAATGTCGCCAACCTGTGTTGGTTTAATGTCGCCGTTAGTTGTGCGCAGTAATGCCAGCCCCGCGAACTTGTAAAACTTTGCGGTAACCGGTTCTGGCAGTTTCCAATCGTTAACCACGCGCTTAAACACCATGCTGAAATACGGTTCAATACTGTTGCCGTTTTCTGCTTGCACTTCTGCCCAATCAAATACCGTGTCGGCAATAAAGCCAGCCCATTGGCGGCGAATACTGCCCGCCATTGGTTGCCCAAGTTCGATAGCGCGAAACGCCAGTTCAATAGCTTGGCCAAGGTCGCCAACATCAAACAGCCACACAATGCAGTAAGCAAAAATAGGATGATCATCAACTTTGTCCTTTGGGTTAGCATCAAGCTTGGTTAAATAGTCGGTGGTAATGGGTAGCCACTTGGGCAACAACACATCACGTTTATGGCTTACTTTGTCGCTACGTCTGGCAAAGCTTTTTAGCCGTTTTAAATCCGTTTCAAGTTCGATCAGTTGTAAGTGCAGGCTTGGGGCGTATTGGCCGCTACCTGTTAGGCTTACTTTTTCGAGTTGTTTTTTGGCTTGACGGCTTTCTCGCCATGCGAGGATGCTGGCGCCGCCGATGGCTTTTTTAGCTCTGCGGTCGCTTCTTTAATGTCGTTGGCGGCATTGGCAATGCTGTCAGCGCTATAAGCTAAATCGCTGGCGCTGTCGTCAATGGCGTTGGCGCTTTGTTCTACTTTGTCAGCGGCATAGGTTACTGAACCGGCGGCATCGGTTACGCTGTCGGTTGCACTGTTAACTGAGTCTGATAGTTCAGTGATGGCGGTAATATTGCCAGCATCGTCATGTGTGACTTGTGCAATTACCCCTTTATCTGGGCCTGAAGCTAAATCAATGTAAATTTGTGTTTCTAATTCATTTAGCTGTGCTTCTGTTAAACCCGCAATGTAGCCACCTTTCTCAACGATAATTTTTGCGTTAGTAATAGCTACTGACTTATCGCAATATAACAACGCGGCTAATAGCTGCAGCGCTTCATTTTCTGGCACTGGCGTTGATGCTGCATATTGATTTGATGGATTTTGTTGTTGAGCTTTGGCCGCTTCACGACGCTTTTTAAAATTGGCTATGGCACTCATGGCGATGTCCTATTTAGCTATTTGATAAAGGATTAACTAGGCACTCAGTGAGTGCCTAGTGATAGGGTTAAACCGCTGGGGCTGCGCCAATATTCATTGCAGCTTCATCGATTGCACCGTATGCCTGCATTTCATCAACTGCATACCCTTCAAAGCGCCAATACTTGTCTTCCCAACGCTTACGGTCTTCTACGTTTTCAGACTTGCGCGAGCGGGTGCCTTTTTGGGTGTAGCAATGCAAGTTTGAAAGCAATGTCACCACTAGGCGTTTACCTGGGAAGAACGGTGGGGTGTATGCCTTTAAACCACCAATGGATTTATCCATCATTTGCGCGGCAACACGTTCGGTTGGCTTGTCTGCTTGGTTCATCAACTTAGTCTGAGCTGTTGCGGTTAAGTCACTGCCAACCAATACAACCAAGCGTGGGTCGTTGCGGAATTGTTCAGGGATCAAGGTGTTCTTAACTTCGGTAACAATGGCGTCCAATGTTTTGTATTCACCATCTTTCAAAACACCTGTTGCATCAGGGTTAAAGTAAATCGCGTCAGTCATTACCTGATCAGGCGCTTTCTCTTTTACTAACTGATGCCAGCCTTTGTTAACGTCTTGCCCAAGCGGGTTGGCAACAGGATCTGTGTCTGCTGCGGCAGAAGTACCATTAAAGCCAATGCGTAAAATGTCGAGGGCAAAACGCATAGTGGCGTTTTCACTCATTAATTTCATGAATTGACGTTCACTGCCTGCGTTGGCCCATACTGCTAATGTGCCCCAACCGACAAAGGCACAAGAGTCAGTTTCTACCAGTTCATAGGTATTACCGTTAACATCTTGGCCTGAAGTAAAACGACCATCAGACTTACGCCCTGTGGCAATACCTGTGTTGCCTACGCTAACCACTTGACCTTTAATTTGGTCAACATCCATTGTGGTGATCAGTTTTAAAAACTCGACTGAATCAAGAATGGCGGCGCGCAGTTTGGTTTCCATTGGGCCAGTAACGCTAAATTGCTTACTCACGTCTGGTGTTTGATATCCGGTGGCCATGTTCGAGCTATATGCAAGCAAACAGGCTAGTGCAATTGGTGTTAAATTCATGATGCTATCTCGCTGCTAATAAATGACTAAAGTGGTTTAGTGGGTCTTAAACCACTGAGTAAGATTCGCCTAGACCTGCTGGATCCGGCTCTTGGCCTGCAGTTTCTTTGCTTAGCGCATTGAACTTGGTTTCCATTGCACCGAGCTTTTCTGTTAGTCCGGTTAATAGGGTTTCAACTTTGCTGAACTGTTCAGCACTAACACCTAGCGCGTCTGCTTTATCAGTCACTGTGGTGGTATCAATTTCAGTTTTTTCGGTACCAGTTGCTTCTGGCTTTTTGCCAAAGGTGTCAACTTTGGTTTCAAGCTCTGTTAGCTTGGTGCCAAACGTTTCAAACTTGCCCATTAGGGCGTCAAATTGTGCTTTGTCCATTGCTGGTTCCTCGGTTGGGTCGGTTGCCGCGTTTGGCTTATTAAAGTAATTGCGTAGCATGGCAAACAAGCCCTGTTCCGTAGGCGTTGCTTGTTCCGTAATGAAGTCACTTTGTTGTAACTCTTCTAATTGGCTGTATTCGTGGTCGTGGTGATTTTCACCGGCTGAAAACTTAAGGCGGGTTGTACCAGTTGATGCAGGCGAGTCGGTAACGGCAATACCTTGTAAGTAGGCTTTGCCCGTTGCTTTGTAATCGATGTTTGGCTCAATTGACATAAACAGCTTTTGGCCGTCTTTGTTGGCTTCAAGTAAGTAATCGTTGGCGGTTAATTTGACGAACAAACGTAGCTGGCCGTCTTTTTTAGCGGCTTTAACTTCATCTACTGTGCCCCAGTTTTTACCCTCAAACGGTGCCCATGATGAACGGAAATGTTCAGGCCAAATCATGGCAGTATATTCATCCACTGAATATTGTGCGGCCATGTCTTCAATCCACTGTTTGGTGATAGTGCGACCGTCGACTGTTGCGCCTTCGGTTGCTGCGATAACCCATCCAGTTTGCTTGCCCATGTGTTTGCCTGCCTAAAGTCGATAAATGCGTAAATGCTGTTTAGGCCTACAGCTTACGGCTTTGACAAGGTGCAATCACTTGGCAAAGTTCGGCGTAATTCCGATTTTTGCATTATCGGAACTGAGCCGATATTTAGTCCGTTATGAGTGCCGCGATAGTCAATACACTGGCAACATTAATCATTAACCCTGAGTGATATGGCCTACTCTCCTGAAATCCGTGAAGCCGCAAAACGGCTTTATTTACGCAGACACACCCCTGATGAAATTCGGGACGAGTTAGCCCTGCCCAATAATCGGGTAGTGTACTACTGGGCCGATAAATACGGCTGGCGTGATTTACTGCGAGAGGAAGAAGTAGACGAGGCAATTGCACGGCGCATTGTGATGCTGTCGGATATTCAGGACAAATCGGGTAACCAAATAAAAGAACTCGATATGCTGATTGAAAAGCATGTGAAGTTGAAAAAGCAGCGCTTAATCAGCGAGGGCCATTCGTTTGGTTCCGGCTCTGGTTCCAAGTCTGGTAATAAAGGCAGTGGCACTAAAAGCACCAACGGTGGCGAACGCTCTGGTAATGACGATAAACCACGCAAAGGCCGCAAGCGCAAAAATGATGTGAGCCATTTAGACGCTGAAGACTTTGGCACCTGGTACGCATCCCTTTTTGAATACCAAAAAACCATGCATGAAAACTTGCATCAGCGTATTCGTAACATTCTAAAAAGCCGTCAAATTGGTGCTACCTATTACTTTGCGGGTGAAGCATTCGAGCAAGCGGTATTAACAGGGGATCCGCAAATATTCTTGTCAGCTTCACGTTCGCAAGCTGAAGTATTCCGCAGTTACATTATTGCTATTGCCCAAGAGTTTTTCGAAATTGAATTAACCGGCAACCCAATTGTGTTGCACACCAAACACGGTGATGCCGAATTGCGGTTTTTAAGTACCAACAGCAAAACGGCGCAGAGTTACCACGGCCATGTGTATGTGGATGAATACTTTTGGATTGGCAAGTTTGATGTATTAAACAAATTAGCCTCTGCCATGGCGACCCATAAGAATTGGCGTAAAACCTACTTTTCAACCCCATCGACTAAGGCCCATCCCGCTTATTCATTTTGGACGGGCGACCATTGGCGCCAAGGTAAACCCGACCGTGAAGAGGTTGAGTTTCCCACCTTTAATGCCATGCGCGACCGTGGCCGATTATGCCCAGATAAACAGTGGCGCTTTGTGGTCACTATTGAAGATGCATTGGCTGGCGGCTGCGGCTTATTTGATATTGATGAACTGCGCGATGAATACAACGGCGATGATTTTGCCAACTTGTTTATGTGCGTGTTTGTTGATGATGCCGACAGTGTATTTAAATTCAGCGACCTTGAAAAATGCATGGTTGATGCGGCTCGATGGCAGGACCATAAACCCAATGATTTGCGGCCATTTGGCAACCGTGAAGTGTGGCTAGGTTATGACCCATCACGCACCCGCGATAATGCGACCTTGGTTGTGGTTGCACCAGGTGAAAAGAAAGGTGAAAAGTTCCGCGTACTCGAAAAACATTATTGGCGAGGGCTTAACTTTGCCCATCACGTTAGCGAAATTCAAAAGGTGTATGCACGTTATCGGGTGACTTACATTGGCGTTGATACCACTGGCATTGGTGCTGGGGTGTTCGACTCTATCAGTACCTTGTTCCCGCGTGAGGCCACGGCGATTCATTACAGTGTTGGCAGTAAAACCCGCTTGGTGCTGAAAATGATTGATGTGATTGAAGGTGGCCGCATTGAGTGGGATGCCTCACACAAAGACATTGCCATGAGTTGTTTAGCGATACGACGAACCACCACCGACACTGGCGGGGCCATTACCTTTAAAGCCAGCCGCGACAATGCCACTGGCCATGCCGACGTATTTTTTGCGATTGCCCATGCGGTGATCAACGAACCCCTTAATTATGAACACAAGAGATCATCATCATGGACAATGCAACACTAACTGCCGCGAACGACGACACAGCAAACGAGACTGAGCAACCGAGCAGCAACGCGCCTGTGGTGTTTAGTTTGCCTGAACAGGTGATGCCCAATATGTGGCTTACCGATTACGACTCGCTTTATTACAACTCAAGTGATGAATATTGGGAGCCACCTATTGATAGGCATTTGCTGGCTAACCTAACCCGCCGTAATGCTCAACACGGCGGCATAGTGCAAAGCCGCGCCAATATGGCTGCATCGCGTTTTTTGTCTGGTGGTATGAGTGCCCAAGAAGTTGTCGCTACGTTTTTAAATTTTGTGCAGTTTGGTGATGTGGCGTTAGTGAAGATCCGCAACGGTTTTGGGCAAACAGTGCGGTTGTTTCCGTTACCCAGTTATCGAACCCGCGTGGGTAAAGATGGTGGCGCGGTAGTGTTAGAACGTGACCAACAAGTTAAGCGCTATAAGGCTAAAGACATTATTTGGGTGCGCCAGTATGACCCAGTACAGCAAGTGTATGGTTGTCCGGATTATTTAGGCGGTTTACAAGCGGCATTATTAAATGAAGATGCCACCTTGTTTAGACGTAAATATTACATTAATGGCGCTCACATGGGTTTCATTATGTATGCCACCGACCCGAACCTAGACCCCAATGTTGAGAAAGACATTAAAGAGAAAATTCAAGACTCAAAGGGCGTGGGTAACTTCCGATCACTGTTTGTGAACATTCCCAACGGTAAAGAAAAAGGCTTACAGATTATCCCCGTGGGTAATTTTGAAAGCAAAGACGAGTTTATGAACGTTAAAAACGTGTCTGCTCAAGACGTATTAAACGCGCACCGTTTCCCCCCTGGCTTAGCCGGCATTATTCCAGCTAATACTGCAGGCCTTGGCGACCCTGAAAAATACGACGGGGTTTATTTCAAAAATGAGACTAAGACGTTGATCAACAATTTGGTTGATGCGATAGCGCGTGATCCAGAAGTGGGCGGTAAGTTAAAGCTGGTGTTTGATTTGGGATAAGTTTTGTTGATAATACAAGCCCTTTTTAAGGGCTTATATTTATCTAACTATAAATTCAAAAAACTGAGTTCTTCATCTATCACTTTTTCAGCTTGAGCAAGTTTGTTACTTAAGAAGTCATAATAAATTGAGTAATCTACACTAGATACTTGACTATTATTGTTTGTAAGATGATCTAAGCATTGTTCCAGTGCTCGTTTCACTTCTCTATAATTTAATACATTCTCAACCGCTTCTGAACCTTCGGCCGCTCTTATCTTATCGGCAACTTCATCTACCAATTTTATTGTAGCTATTACAGCAATCTCTGCCAAGGCTGGTTCTGATTTCCCTTCAACTATTTTATAAAATGAATGACTAACCAACTTGTTTTTCATTTATCTATCCATGTATGTTTTTTGAATAATATAAGCTACTAGATTCTATTGATTTTAACAAACTTAAAATTTGAAACTATTTAATCACTGTTCAAAAGAACAGTGTTATGGAGTAAACTAGATTTGTTAAACATTAGCGTTCTAACGATTGGGAGATCGACATGCGGGTGTTATGTACGTGCGGCAAAAAAGCCATTATTGGCAAAACCGACAGATTAAGTGTTGAACATGCTAATTTGTATTGTTCATGCTCTGACCCAGAGTGCGGACATACGTTCGTTGCAAACGTATCGTTTAGCCACACTCTAAGCCCTAGCGCAAAATCATCGAGTCAATTAGTTAAGCAACTGGTTAACGCGATGTCATTAGAGCATCGTTTGCAACTTCAACGTGAACTAAACTTTCTGTAAGTTCTTGCCGCGCATTTTTAGCCATTATGAGCATCATTAAGACACAATTATCTTTTCCTGACTCGCTAGCCTGTTGTACATGTAATTCACATAGCAATTCAACTTGCTCAATAAACGCTAAACCCATTGATATTACCTCTTATAAAGACGCGACTTTATCGACGCCATACCTATTATCCACATAAATTTTTTCGTGCAAGTAAATCACCTACCATTAAAATTTTAATCTTAAAATTTGCTTATAAATGTTTTTCAAATTTGATTTTGAAAAAGGCGAGTAAATACGTTTTTCACTGAAAATTTATAAACAAATCACTGTGGAGATAACCTTGAACAAATACTAAATCTATAAGTGTTCATGCGTCAACCTTTATTAATTTGTAAAATTGAAATAAAACAATGACTTAGTAAACAAAAATGTTGTTATACTTTGATGTAAAGGGATTTTTATTTTAAATTATTTTATAAATTATTTATTTAATGGTTTAACTAAAATGCAGATTATTAGCTTTTACACTAGTTAACTGGTGTGTAATTTGTTTTTTATGGTTGTCACTGTACTGCATGGCTAAGTCTGCTGCTTTATTTAACCTGGTTAATGCGTTGCTAAAGTGCTGTTGGGTGACACCAAAACGGGCATAAGCTCTTTTAGCTGGCAGGCCATCTACCAAATAGGCCCGTAATGCATTTTGCTTTGCTTCACTGTTAATGCGGGTCATCTTGAGCAAAATGCCGAATTGCTCGGCACTTTCACAACCTTGAACGAGTGTTTTCATTTATTTATTGCCTAGTGAATTAAGCGCAGACAACATCACCATCGTTTTAATTTTTACTTCCTGCCTATTATCTTCAGCTGATAATAAATCTTTAAGCACTAGCGTTCGCTCTGGGTCTGTCAGCGTTGATGCATTAAGTACCATTTTTAGCGATTTTGTCACGCTTTCCATTGCTTGTTCGTTTGGATTAAATTGATTTTGGTTAAACATGGCTATTTCCTCTTTTGCTGGCGCGAGGCCACTATGTTATTTAACGTTACACGGCACTTTTCGCGCTGTCCTGTTGGCAGGCGTTCTAACCACTGGCGAATGGCTTGCTTGTTCAAGTTGTCCAATTGCGTTTTACAAAGCTGATAGCGTTCAAAGCATTCGACGGTAAATTGCTGCGCTTCGGCTATGGCCTTTAGGTCTGCTGGATTGTTACGGTCAAAAATAGGCATCTTCTTCCTCCGTTTCGTCAAATTCGGCATTCACTTCAATTGGCTGATAAACGTAAGGTGATGCATACTTTTCTTGCTGCTGCAGATCAACTACATGTTGCAGCTGCTCTAGTGCGAGTTTTGCCATATCTGGTGACATGTCTTGTAGCCAGACATCAACATCCAATAGCTTGTCGACGACTCGCCATGCTTGGGCGTTCAAAACTTGTTTGTTGGCATTGATGCTGGCGCGGGTAAATGCCTCAAATTGTGAATTAAGTGCAGGATCATCCCAATCACTATGGGTCTGATGGCTATTGGGTGGCCTACGGCTAACAAACAACATGCCCTGACGTAATGAAATATATTGGTCATGACCATTTACAACAGAGTTAATAATGGACCCCGCACGTAGGCGTTTAAGATCCTCGTTGTCTAACCCTAACTTTCTGCCCTCTTGTATTAACAACTGATCACCTTTGGCGATCTTTTTGTTAGTTTTGATCGAGTCCGTACAGTTATTGTCAGAACTCCAAGGTGCGCGGCTGTCGCCGCTTTTAGAAGCAAGATCAACAGACAAATCAAAAGCCACATCAAAAGCGCGTTCGTCTGGTGTCGGAATGTACTTATCAGCCTGCGGCTTGCGGATTTCCCAACCATCTAACCTGGTATTAATTGTGGTGTGGTTTTCCTGTGACAGTACGCCCATGATTTTTGAAACCTCTTCACCGTAAACATTTCCGTGGTCTTGAATGGCTTTAGCCAGTTGCACTGGTCTGTCTGCGCGTTTACAAAACGTGCCTCCCATCACTTCAACGTAGCGTGACCAATTACTGCTATCAGCTGCATTGCGCGCGCGTTCAACTACGTCGTCAAAATCAATGGCCTCACGTAGTCGGCGCAGTTCACGCCACACGGTTACCGACGGGCCACCAATTTGCTGAAACTGGCGAATGTTCCAAGTGCTTGACCACGCCGCAACATTTTGCGCGCCGTTTTTACCGCTGGTTTCAGCTTCATGATCATCATCTACCATGTGGCCATCGATGTTTTTAGCGATGTATTTTGCTATGTAACCGGTTGCCGACCCTTTGGCCGGATCAATGGTTTTAAAATCAAATCGTGGTTTGTAGCCTTGGTGGCGTAAACTTTTTTTACCTTTGGCGGGTGCAAGGTCGTGCTTGTCATGCTGTAAGGCATAACGACGCATAATTGAACGGGCATGGCGTAGCTGTTCTGGTTTAAAAAATAGTAATAAATGCCAGTGTGGTGTGCCGTCGTGGTGTGGTTCGACTACGCGAAAACCAAACACTTCAATGTCTTCACGGGCAAATTTAGCGCGGCATTTTGCCCACTGGTTACAAAGGTAGGCTTGGGTTTGCTTTGGGGTGGCACCGTCATATTTTTTATTAGAATAAGACGGGCCTTTTATGCTTTTTTTGTAACTGTGATATTTGCTTGGTGCGGTCCATGTGTAGAACTCACCTGCAAAACCTTGCTCAATGGCGAGATCTTCAAATCCGCGCATACGTACCATTAATTCAGCACGGCGAACTTCTGGGTTAGCCACTGATGCGGCAACCGCATCGGCTAATGTCAGTTCCAATCCGTGTTCGTCATTGACCACTTGCATTTCGTTTAGCCATAAACGTGCGGCATGTTTACGTTGCTGCCAAGCTTTAAAGGCATGGTTAGACACGTAAGGCGATACGCCGCTGCGAACTTTACCCACGACGATGGCGGTGTGTTCTTCATAATGCGAGTAGGCTTTATTGAGTTTACGCAGCCACCAGTTTTCATCTGTTAACCTGGCGATTGCACCTGCAATAAGGTTGTACATAGCGGCGTGTTCATCAAACACACCGCTGGCTTTCTTGTCGTTGTAATCAGTAAAATCGGGTAATGCTGGGCAAAATCCCCACTGATCTGCTGGTTCTTTTATGGCTAATAACAGTTCTAGTGCATCAACCTGTTTGTTGCCGTAATCAGTTACATTATTCAATACACCCGTGCAACGGTCTGCCCATTCGGCGGCAATGGCTTGGCGGCGGTCTTCTGTGTTGAGGTGAAATATAGGAATGGGGAATTGATTAACCATGGCGGTTAATGTTTCAACGCGTTTACGCAACCAAATGTTTGGGCTACGGCCATTGTTTAAGGCGCGGCGTTTATAGCAATATTGGCCGAATAATGTCACGGCCACATGCTCTGGCAAGTCGGCAACCAGTTTGGCCGACCATTCCAAATCAATTTTGGCGTGAAAGGTGGTAAAAAAAGCTGACGCGTCAACGCCAGCTTTGCGGGTTAGGTCTTCCAGATTCATTAAGCGACCTTTTTAATTTTTGGTGACTTAACAAGATCCGCACTAATGATATGGCTAAAACCTTGAGGAATGTTTGGGAAGCGATTGCCATGATCCCAAATGAACCAACTGTATTCACATGAATCACTGCCACCACCGACAAAGCGTGGGCGCGGGATAATAATTGGCATTTTTTGAGGAAAGCCAATTTCAGCCCAAAACGGCACCCGTATTTTGCTGCCTAAAAAGTTAACCCGTTGCAAATAGGCCAAGGTGCCATTTGGTGCTAATTCACTAAGTGACTTTGTTAAAAACTCACAAGTGAGTGAAAACGGTGGATTAGTGATAATCACATCTTGCTGACCAAACTCAGTGGTTAAATAGTTAACCCCGCGATCAAGTTCAGCCCAACTTTTTTGGGCTGCTGGTAATGCGACTTTGTTATAAATGGCATCGGTTCCACGACACGGTTCTAAAAAGCGGTCTGTTGGATTAAGTACCAATTGTGCCAATAAGGCGTCGACTACATTATCAGGCGTTGGGTAAAGTTCATTTGCGCGGACATTGCCGCTAGTGCTGCTCATATCGACCCCATGTCTTGCTGTGATAACCCGAAAGATCTCGCCATGTGAATATCTTCAATGCTGCGACGAACGCGCAGTTTTTGAGGGTTAACATTCTTTGGTTGCTCTATTCGCTCAGGCGCAAACAAACGTTTTGCACTAATAGTGCTATTAAAATCCTTATTCACGATGACAACTTTCTCCACTTTTTTAGTGGGTGATACAGTTGATTTAGCTGAATGCTGGGCGCGTTTTTGGGCACAGATTTTTTCTTTATTCGCTTGATAATAAGCGCGGGCTTTAAGCTGTTTTTCTGTGAGTTTGCTCATGCTGTTACCTCACTTGGTGCTCTCGTTCTTAACTTAGATTCGGCAACGGATGCGAAAAACTCGGCATCTGCTTGTTCGAAATCCTGTACTTCTATTGCGCAAACAGTACGAACAATGCCCCATCCGTTGTAATCGTTTGGCTTGTAAGTGACATCGGCTTGTTTCTTGTCGAAACCGAGCTTAGAAAATGAACGTGAAACAGTAACAACACCGTATATGGTGGCGAACGTGCTGGTTAATTGGCTCATGCTGCTACCTCCAGCAAACACTCTTGTTGCGCGTAAAGTGCGCAAGACAAATCAAAACAAAGCTGGTGCAGCGTGTGATCAGCTAAAACATACAAGGCCACTTTTTCAAGCGCTTGTGCCATGCCCTCATAGCGTTTCATCGTGTCGAAAGCTCTATTCGCAACAGCAGCTGTGTGGCGACTATAAATATCAGCCATGAGTTTCCGCATAGCGACATGCTGAGGATTGGTTAAATCAAATTGAACAGTTGAGTTAGCCATGATCACACCTCCACTTGGTTTACTTGAATGTTGTTACGAATGGCAATCAAACGAATGTTGAGCGTTTTAGCCAGCTGTGGCGAAGTGGGTTCCGCGATGGCTTTTAGTGATTCAAGCACTGACTCAACCGCAGTGCGATCAGCTGGCCTTGGTAACTGTAAGGTGCGAATAACGCGATTGGCTTCTGCAGCAATCACTTGCGCAAAAGTATTGGGTTCTGTTAAGCTTGATTCCATCATTTTGTAATCTCCAAAAATTACCGATTTGATACCAGCCATTACCGTTCCAGCGGTTATGGCTTTTTTGTGTCTAGTGTTTAAGGTCATTGTCTAACTCGCTCATTAATTCCCGCGCCAACTGACTGATAGAGTTAAGTTCATCATCAACATGCTTTGATACAACTTCACATTCAGAATTTTGTGCTACTAACTTTGTTTTACGTGGTGCAATAAACTGCTCTCGGCTTAATGGCATATTGCTAAAAGCTTTGCCCAAATCGATTAATGCTATTAGTGATTGGCGAACGGCTTCACGCTCGTTGGTTGATAAGCTGAGTAATGGACGGTTTAAGTATTCACTTGGCTTAAGTCGTGCCGCAAAAAATACTAGTGCGCGTTGTTGTGCGGTTAACTTATCGAACTGGCTAGCGGCACTGGTTTTACCTAACATTTTGCGCATTGCGGCTATGGCCTCACGCCCAACATCACCGTGTGGTTCATTTGCTGCTGGTATTGCGCGATTGTTTATTGCATTGGTTATTGGTTTTTTTATTGCTAAAGACATCTTCAACTCTCCTAAAATGCACCTGGCATCGGCATGGTTTGTACTGCATCAAACGCCACCGATAACACTGGCACCGCTTGAAATTTTTGTTCAACGTCATGCATAAAAATGGCTAACTCGGTCATCACATAACTTGCGCGTCTAATGGTTTCGTTGCGCATTCTGGCTGTTACTCTGCGCTGTGTTTTGGCATCTAACGCCAACGAACCTAACTGGGCAGTATTGGCATTAATGTCTAACGCTCTATCTGTTAATGTCATCTTGTCTGCTGTTGCAAAATCATCAGTACAAACAGATGGCATACAGTTCAAATCAAGTAACACCCCATCAATTAAGCAACGGTTTTTGCTTGCTTTAGAGATCGCAACTAACTCATGCACGGTTAATTGGTGCGGCTGTTCTGGCAAAAGCTTGTTACGTAATACCTGACAGCTTTTAATCCCTGCGGTTTTTGCAACGTCTTTCAATAATTCATCGTTAGCAAACTGGCGCATGGCACCAACTACATGTGGCTGTGATGCAAACTGTGTGTTGCTCAATTGTGTATACATGGCGGCAAAACTCCTTTTTGCTACTATTCAATTGAATAGCAAAACACTTCAATTGAATATTTTAAATTAGAAAGCGGCGAGTTCTGCCGCTTCTTTTGCAACTGCAAGCATGTTGATGAAAGGACGTTCTTGTGGTTTCAGCTTTGGGCGAATAGGTAAACGGCCATCGCTGATTAAAGAGCGAACGGTTCTAACGCTAATGCCCACGCGGCGTGCGTACTCTTCAGATGAAACGAAAGGTGCATCAATTTGGAATGTAAAATTGCTCATTTGGTGTTATCCTTTTGGTTGCTTGTGTGTGCCGTAGGGTGTCGGAACCCTGCTTTTTATCGACTTATTCAACTTTCGATTAAGAGTATTGATCAAATGATTATAGATATCAACAAATTTAGCAAAGATATTGAGCAAATGATTAAATCACCAATAAAGGCGGAAGGTGGAAAGGTGTTTGTTAATAGGCTTGTTCACTTATTTGGCTTACGTAGTAAGGTTGAGCTGTCTGAGCTTATCGGTGTTTCAACTGGCGCGATTGCCACTTGGCAAACTCGTAATTCTTTGTCATACGAACTAGTAATGCGTATTCATTTAGCAACAGGAATATCTGTAGAGTATTTATTATTTGATGAACTGAAAGGCGACTTGAATGTCATGCAGTATTTACCAGACCCAACTTTGCAGCCAAACTATGCCAATATAAAACATAACATTTCAAAGTTTCGCTACTCGTTAACAAGCCCTGCTCATTACGATGGTGGCGCGGTTGTAATAGAGCGATTGGTGACCTTGTTTCAATCTGAAAGCAAAGTTGATCTTGCAGACTTGTTTGGTATCAATGTTGGTACTCTTGGCACCTGGCACACCAGAAAAACCACCCCCCATGAGTTGCTTTGCCGGATTCATTTAGCCACTGGCGTGTCAATGCACTATTTGTGTTTTGGTAAAGAGTGGGAAGATGTTGTGGCGGCGCGTAAAAATGCAGATTTATCACCTTCTGTAGGCTCTGCTAACTTGCAACAGTCCAGTGAAGCAAAAGTAAAATCTAGGGTTGACCACATAATACCGAAAGATATTGCAGACCAACCAAGTTACGACAACATGATGGTTCAAGTACCGACTTTTGATATAACAAGCGGTAACATGAAAGCCATAGATCCTTATTTTTTCTCTTATAATGTTTTGGATTCATTTGGGATGTCATGGCAAAGCACTCATATAGTGATAAATGATGGTAAAACTTCTTTTATCGATACAAATATAAGCACTGTCACAAAAGGCCTATATTTATTTTCGGTAAATAATTTATACCAAATAGGTGAACTGAGACAGCTACCCGATGGAAAGCAATATTTAATCGAAGGTGAAGAACGTTTCCCTATCGATACGAGCATCACAAAAATTGCCGGAAAAGTAGTTTCAGTATTGAAAAAAACTTAATCAATCAACACAAGGAAGTGAATATGACAACAACTACACTAGATAAAGACGGCCAACCATATAGCCGTATGAATTTTAAAGGTAATAAACAAAAAGCACTTTGCTCATTAAAAGGACTGTTAACAGGCATCGTCTGTGATACCAAATTAAAGCCAACTGAATTACTCTTTTTGAATGCTTGGTTAAAAGATCATGAGTTTTTGCAGGATGACCCTGATTCGGTTGATTTAATCGATGCGTTAGAAGATGTACTTGAAGATGGCATTATGACTGATGAAGAACATGAGGATATATTTTGTTTAGTTGAGGATGTTATTGCCTATAAAGATTTAGATGACTCTTGTTGTAAAGATCACGTCAATGTTCTTTTAGGTATTTTGAAAGGTATTAGCGCTGATGAAGAGATTAACGAATCTGAAGTATTATTTCTAAAAAAATGGCTATCAAGTAACCCTGATATTAGTGATGTTTGGCCTGTTCCGCTGTTAAACACTAAGATTACCGAAATACTTGAAGATGGCATAATTACAAGTAAAGAACGTGAAGAGCTTTATCAGTTAGTAAACTTAATAACTGGTAATGACTTTAATGAAACGGGTGATGCATCCGATAATCCAACTCAACTTTTTGACAGTGTAGAAACAATTTCTCATTCAATTTGTGGTTTCTGTTTTACAGGAAAATTTAGAAGTGGAACCCGCAACGAAATAGAGTCGAAAGCAAATAGCCTTGGGGCTGTCGTCAAGAAAAACCCAACTATGGCAACTCATTATGTTGTTGTTGGATCCCTCTCCAGTCGCGATTGGGCCTATTCAAGCCATGGACGTAAAATAGAACTAGCGAAAACTATGCAGTCTAAAGGCCATAAGATTTATATTATTTCTGAAGATCAGTGGTTAGCTGCTATTTAATTTATCAAGGATGATGTAATGAACAAGGAAGAGTATCAACGCAAAATAGCTGAAATTAAGGCCAGCCATACTCCGGCACAAGCCAAAGCCTACAGACTAATTAAGCCTGTTTTTTTTATAATTTCCGTCATATTTACAATACTGTTTATTGCCCTAATTGTTGATAGCAGCAATGACCCTAAGCCAGTTGAAAAGCCCATAACTAAGCAGTCTTCACAAGATAAAGATGCATTCAAAATGCTAGAAGCCGCTAAATGGGAAAAGGTCAGTAACCTTACTGACTGCCAACTAGCCTATATGATTTATAGTGACTACTCCCCTATTATGGCTGAGCTAATGGACTTCGCTGAAACCAAGTCATATTTTGTTAAACAAGAAGCTGTAAACTGGAAAGAAAGCACAAAACTAGACCAACGTTTAGAAGCCCTTAACAATATTTACCCCTCAACTTATAACGTCGATTATCCAAATGCCATCATTGCTCACGGAATGAACTTCGCCATCGGCCAATACTGGCGCGACATCTACTTTCATGTCGCCAACGAACGCGAAGATAAACCAGCAATTAGTGAACAAACACAGCTAATGCAAGATGACTTAAACGTCTTAAAGTCACAATGTTCTGATGAATTTAAAGGATAATTTATAAGATGGATTTAAACATTCTATTATCAAGTAATGTTATCGTTCCAGTTGTTGTATCAATTATTGGTCTGTTAATTGCTGTGACAACAGCAGTTATTGCAAAAGAACAAAAAGTATCAGAGTTTAGACAGGCTTGGATAAACGACTTAAGAAATGAATGTGCTGAATACTTTTGTCTAGCCGCTGATGTTATTCCATTGAAGGAAAATGTTCAGTATTTAAAGGAAAGAAAATCCTCCACTAGCGAGAAAAATTTGCTATCTACATATGATGAACAAATCGAAGTTCGTAGAAGGATGTATATACTTTTTAACAGAATATCGCTTAAACTAAATCCAGAAAAAGATAGGCTATATCTTAATAAATTAAAAAAATTGCTTTCATTTAATGATGGCGATGTGTCGTTATCAATTGATCAATCAATTGAACTTTTACATAACGTAATAGGTGACACTCATCAAATATTAAAAACTGAGTGGGAGCGAGTTAAGATAGGTGAAGCCAGATTTGTAAGGTTTAGGAGCTTCGGCGAACTATGTTTATTTGCACTTTTATCTAGTGTTTCAGTTTACCTTTTATTAATTCTTGTTACTAAATTCCCTCAATACTTTCCTGGTATAAACTGATATGTCAGTCAACAACCTTAAAGATGGCAGTAACAAACCTTGGAAGTTAGATCTTCGACTTGGTGGTCGTGATGGCAAACGTATAAGAAAAGTTTTCGCTACCAAAGGTGAAGCAATCGCTTATGAAACATTTGTATTAAAGCAAGTTGATGATAAACCTTGGTTAGGTGAAAAAGAAGATAACCGAAAACTGTCAGAATTAATCAAGCATTGGTATGACTTGCATGGCCAACAACTTGCGCAACCTCAATCGCGATTACGCAAACTTGAACTAACGTGTTTTGGCTTAGGTGATCCAATAGCCAGCAAACTCACGATTAACGATTTTGCTCACTATCGACAATCAAGACTTGATGGTGAGATAGAAGATTTTCAAGGTAGAAAAACGAAGGTTAAGCCAAACACGATTAATCACGAACACGCCTATTTAAATGCTGTCTTCACAGAATTAAAGCGTCTTGGTGAATGGACGTTACCAAATCCTTTGGATGGTTTGCCACAATTTAAAATTGAAGATACCGAATTAGCATTTTTATACCCTGAAGAAATTCCGGTTGTATTGGACGAATGCCGCAATGCTGAATACGAGCACCTGGTTACAATAGTGATGGTATGTTTGGCAACCGGCTGCCGATGGTCAGAAGCTGAAGGTTTACGAGGTAATCAAATTGCCCATAACCGGATAACGTTTGTCAAAACCAAAGGTAAGAAAAACAGAACGGTGCCAATCGCTCAAGGTTTAGCTGACTTATTGCCCCGCGTTCGTGGTCCACTATTCAGGCCATGTCGCAGATCATTCGAACGCGCAATAAAACGAACCGGCTTAACGTTCCCTGAAGGGCAAATGACACATATTTTGCGTCATACATTCGCCAGTCATTTTATGATGAACGGTGGTAATATTTTGGTGTTAAGGCAAATTTTAGGTCATGCTGATATTAAAGACACAATGCGTTATGCCCACTTTGCACCTGATCACTTAGATGATGCGATAACCAAAAACCCAATCGCAGGCATATTATAAATGCCCACAAATTGCCCTCACAGCCCGTCAATCATCGTCAGCAATCGGCACCAACCGACAGTTAAATCATTGTTTTACCTGTAAGTATATGTTTAACCTACCCCATGTAATGAATGTAGGCTTTCTGGACGCGGGTTCAAGTCCCGCCGCCTCCACCAATTTATAGAAGGGCTTAGCAGCAATGCTAAGCCCTTTTTCTTTGTCCATTTTTGCATGGTGTAGCGCGTCGCGAGGTTTGAGAAATGAAATCGGCGGGTTTGAGACAAGAAAATCAACTCAATTCTCAAACTCGGTGGCATCACATAGTTTGAGACAAAGAATTGTTTAATACGATTTAAATGCCCTTAAAGAGCCTTTAAATTTATATTTAATAGTCATAGCTCTTTGTTTTATCTGTTCGATATAAGCTATTCGTGTTGCTCACCAGCTCACTCTCTTTTATTAAATTTCTAATTCAACATACGTTAAATCTGCGGCTTGACCTTGGATTTGGCCATCAATAATGTAGACCTTACCGCTAGCGACTGAATCACCTAAAACAGTCTGATAACTGCCGTCGGCGTGCTGTACTGTTGTGGTGCCATTCGTCACGTTCACGACAGTAGCAACGCTACGTTGTGGCTTTGGGTTTAGATTGGCTAAGCGTTGATAAATGTTGCTCATGCGGCAACCTCACTAACCGTTTGATTACGTAATAACGTCACGGTTTGATTCACTGTTACCTTGCCAGTTGACTCATTAACGCTGCCACTAATGCTGAAGCCCTCGCACACAGACTTAAATACCTCAACCCCTTTACGAACCCCAATTAACATGCCTGGACGGATTGGCGGTAAATCGGCCATCACTTTAGTGCGTATCGTGGTTTGCACCTTATTACCCGCATTGGCTAATTCAGTCGTGGCGCGCATTCTCGCGGCTTGATTATCAGTGATTAACTTATCAACTATATCAGCAGCAAAGCTATCGCCAGCAGTCCCGAACCGTTTAACTTTAGCCGCTACCCCCTGCTGCTCACCACGAACAAAGACCGCATCGGCATCGGGGCGAATATCAACACTTTCATTAAATTCAATGATCACCCCATCGTGTAATATCACATCAGCGACTGCACTTGCAGTGTCCCAGGGGACTACTGGCCATTGTGGGATCACTGTGATGGTTTGGGCTTCATCATTAACATCGAGCATAGCGCCAATGCTGGTCGCCATGCTATTGATGGCCTCGGCGGGTGTCTTGGCTGCATAGCTAAAGGCATTAGCGGGCACTTGATAATCGACGATCTCACTGGCGACAGTCCAACCCGTATTCGCCACAATATCGGCCATTAACCCCATAAAGCTGCGGGCAACCACATTGACATAATTAGTGGCCTTTTTATTCGGGCTAGCCAGTGTTGCTAAACGACTGCGTACTGATGCGCTATAGCTCGATTTACCAAACACTTTAGCTTCGCTTGGTGACTCACAGAGCAGATAAAAATCATAACCATTGATGCTGATTTTCAGCAGCTCATTAGCGGCACGCTGCGCATCGATACGGGATGAAAAGACTAAACTGCCACTGCTGGCAAACTGGGAACGTGATTGAGAAATAGACACCGATTTAAGTACCACTACCGCGCCATCACTCACACGAATACAACTAATTTGAGGTTGCATGAGGTAACTCCTTCTAATTTGCGGTTCAATGGGAATGCGAAAATCGAATGGGGGTAAAATCGGCGGCCCATCAATCACGCCGCCGCCGTCATCCCAATAACAATACTCGGATGATGGTGTAAAACGGATCGCTATTGGACTATTTTTTTGAGTCAATGACTCATTAAAACGAATAGTGATTAACCCTGCCTGAGGTGGTCGATAATCAGTTGAGCAAATCCAGCGTGGTGCATGTGGCCCCCACCCTGTTTGATACTGTGCATCACACACTAGGCCGCTATAACGAAATACGTGCTCAATATTATGTTGGTGACCATCTTTCCATACGATACTCGAAAGCAGTTGCAATGCAGGTACATTCAACCAAGGGATAATATGATTTAACTGATGATCATTAGGTGTTTGCCATACAACCGAAGTATTCATTTGATGAATATAAGGCTGTGACCATTTAACGGTAATATTATTGCTAACTTTGGACTTTAGCGCCCAAAACGGGTTGTAATTAACCTCTAATCCATTGAATGACATCCAATGCAATTGGCTGCTTTGTTCAATAACATCAGGTGTAGACCAGACAAAATCAACGGCAATAGCGATTTTTGCTGCATGTTCAGTTAATACTAGTTGATGCTCAATCTCTTTTGCCTGACTCCAACTAATACCACACTCAATACCGATAGAGTTATCAATTGGTAATGGTGGCGTTATGTCACCATTAAACCTAATATATACTGGTGATTTTACATTAGGCCAAGGTTTATCAAAACGTAATGTAACCCCATCAAATTTAAACCTAAGTGTGATTGGTGATGTTTGATTTTGATAAAACTCTGATAAATTTAATATTATCATACTAATAGGTTAACAGTTTTTATATCAACTAACTCAAGTTTAACACCATCTACAACAGCAGCATTATAAGTTAGGTCATCATCCAATATCATTATTATCAAATCAGATGATGATGAAAAACCGACAGGCATTATTTTCTTAGCGATACCTGTTGGTGATACTAATGCTGAAAACTCAATATTTAATGTAACTCTGTTAATAACTAAAAACCTTTCGGCATTAGTATCCATATCCAAACTTAATAATGATACATAGATTGGTAATGCATTGGTTACAATTATAGTCCCATCATTCTTAATCATACCAAACCTCAGTATTTATCCAACATTCAACACCATACTTATGAGCAAAACCAATATGATCAACACCATCAATAGGTACTATCATAGGCCAAGATACTGTTGGTCTACATACAAGGTTTGATTTAATAAAACCAACCAACTCACCACGAATTTGGGGTCTAGTTTCACTTATTGTCACACTAATGTTGTCTCTATCTTTATCAGAGCTTACCAAAGCCATTATGCATTTTTGCATCATAACTGGGGTTGTTACATCTAAAGTATTAGTTTGTGGTGTTGTAGATACGTTAAGCACAAATGGTAATTTATAAATAGTATTACCCGGGTTACCATCTACGTCATACACTTTATTTAATATTCTATTTTGAGATATCCACGTAATACTATCAGTTTCACTAGCACTAGTATCATCGTAATTAAGTTCACCACCAAGTAACAAAAACTGACCAGCATCATTGGGTATATATGATTTTATATCACCAACAAACCAAACGTTACTATAATAGTAAGTGTAATCAGTATATCGGTTGTCTAAAGCTTGTATGTAAAAACCCCTATCAGTGCCAACAATAACCCACCTAGTGTTGAATGAATTATTGTACATTATCGCTTGGTATGATGGATTAACATACGTGTCAAAATCAGTCATACCAACAGCAGCTTTGATATTAAAATATGTATTTACAGAGTTTGGCAATCCTGTAGAACTCCAAATTTGAAAAAAACCGCCTGAACCTGTTACAGGTGAATTTTTAAATACAGCTTTACCAATAGACGGGTTATCAAATTCAAGTGACCAGCCAAGTGGAGACTTACTGCCATAACCATCAACCAAACATTTCTTTAGCACATTAATAAATGCACCTGACGTACCATCTAATTGTGGTGCACCTACATCATCCCAACGATAAACTGTTACTAATGACGACATGATTTTTATCCCTATTTAATTAAGATTCATTACCACGGAATGCCAACACAGGGCGATCCTCATTAATTTCACTGTGGCCAGCTTGCACTGAGCGCAGTAGCATTACGGGTTTACTGCTGGCATAGGTGGCAAATCGAATCGCTTCACCCGCTTGCCAGCCACCACCAAATGCGCCTGCGCGAATAATAAAATACGGTGCTAGTGTTAGCGGATTAATTGGCATAAAGTCATTTAGCGTGTCACCAGTAGCAATCTGGCCAAGACGTTTACCAATACATCTAAATGCAGTTGGGGTGGTGAATATCAATACCCACTCTTCATTAGTCGCATTGTTGTTAACTACCTCAATGGGAAAATCGACCACGTTTAAATTTCCGGTTGCGCCATCACCGTCTTGATCCCAATTATTGGCCCATGCCGTCATATCGCGAACAATGCCAACACGGGCTTGCAGGTCGCCGAGGTTTTGCACACTCGATACGGTTGAGCCAACGGGGTATGTTTGGGTTAATGCTGATGCCAGCACTAATGCATTGGGTTTAACGTCAGTTACTAATACTGTTTCACCTATGCTGTCTGTCAGTAAAAATGGCGCAGTAAAGCCGCTAAAGTCACTGTTAATCGTCACAACACCCGTGGCTTTATCTACGCTGTAATGCTGATTATCGAGTGTCCACAGGCTTTTACTCATCGCATCGGTAATATCAACAAACCGAGCATTAGGTCTTACGTTATAGGTTTGCGCCGCTGCAGGGTTGCTGACTAGCTGAGTTTGAGTGTGTTGGACTGAAATGTTTTTCCACGGGGTAAAGTGATCAACCACCCCATTATTTTTAATCCGTAGCGGATTTAAGCCGTATAGCTCTGGCGGTGGCGATAACGTCACAGTTTCCGATATGTCATAGCGCAGCGTGGTTAAGTCAACGTTCTGCGTAAATGACAAGCTGACATAATCATCGACAATCGTGCCGCTAATACCGTTACCCGTCACTGTGCCGCTACTATCGCTACTTGCACTAAGCAAAGTATTACCTACAGTTGAAATGGTAAGGTAAAAGGTGTCTAAAATGGGTTCTGTCACACTGAGGGGAAATGATACCGTGTTATCGCTAATGGCCTCATCTTCAATAATGGCGTCATAACTGATACTAAAATCGCCTCGGGCATCAATATTTTTAGTAATAGCACCTGTGAGGTAATCAATGCTAGCCAATACATAGCCATTTGATTCTCGCAGTTGGCCGCCGGTTAATTCAATTAACTCGCTGGTACCGTAATTACCATCATTAAAGGTGGCCATAGCAAACACACTACCAACAACTAATTTTTTGGTACTTGGTAACGCATTAGCACTGTGATAAACACTGTAACGCAATGATGAATACCAACTAATACCAATAGTTTCTCCATCTCTCATGTTACTGCTATAAACCACACTCACCGTATTGCCAGTAATGCTGATATTTGCAAGCCAATTGTAATAGCCAATCACAGTGATGTTTTGCAAACCATTGGCGGCAAAAAATGGATCATCGAGTAAATCATTGACCGTGTATAAATAGGTGCTTTTACCTGTTTCGGCAGGAATAGTCACCGACTTATAAATAAGCCCACTGGCAACATCATTATCATCGCCAACGGTAATGCTATTACCAGCACTGAGACTGATCGTTTTTACTTTAGGTAATAGCTCTGTTTGGGTTTCTGCAACTGCTATAACAGCGCTGGTAGACTCAGCCGTTAACTCAGTAATACCATGATAGGTAATGCCATCATTTTCGCTAACATAGCGCAGTTTAGTACAACCCGTTTCACCGTTAATCACCACATCATAATTGGGTGTATCGAATGGGATCGGTGGGTTAAAGTTCACTACACCACCTTGGCCACCATAAACACTTTCTTGAATTTGACAAAAGTGTTCAAAGCGTGGCCATCTAGCATCTTCATTGCCCTCATATTCCACTGAAATAACGATGACTTGGCCTTGGGCAAGACGTATAGTTTCGTAATAGTCTCGGCCATTGAATTGGTAAATCGACTGCAGATAAGCGCGTGGGAAGCTATCTTGCCCCGCTAATAAGCCAATTAAACGATTACGGATTAACTGCCCTGCTACCACCGATGATTCAAGAATCTCAACCATATCAGTCATGCGATCAGCATCAGTTAATTTATCTGTCTCCGCGAGTAATAAACTCACTAAATCATCAGTTGGTTTTTGACTGATAAATACATGGCCATCCAGTAAAACGGCGGTATCTGCAGTCGCTAACGCTGGATAGCATTTAACAATATCAACCGCTGATTGTGAGTGGTCGATATCTGATATCGCTCTAAAGAGTTCATTAAGCTCACCAGATTGAACCTCTAGCTTTGTTCTCTGGCCGCCAGCGTCATCGCTTGAACCTAATAATTCGGGCTTAAATATCTTTAAATTGGCGCGGGAAATGGTCATAGTAAACAGCCTTTAAACGGTAATTAATTTTAAGGTGATGGCGTCAATCTCATCAGGATCGGTGTCGCTGTAATTAATCGCGGGTGTACCACTAATGGGTTGCTCGCTGTAGTCCCACATCACAGTTAATGTCGTGCCATTAATATCAAGGTTAAAACTGGTTGCACCTGAGGTATTGACGTGGGCCTCAAGGCCGGTAAATACAACCAATGCTTCTGCATCGCTAAATAACACCACAGGGCGGCCCGCTTGTTTCGCGGCCACTTCAACATGTTGCGCACCATCAAGAGCAAACTCGGCACTGCTGACAAAGGGCGTATACCCAAAGCGGTTAAGCCAAATAAACTGCGGTAATGGGATAGTGTCTAAGGTGATCATGAGGTGGCCTTAATCTGCTCTAGTTCGCGTAAAAACATTTGTTTAAACTCATCAAGCAAATCTGCTTTGACGACATTACCGCTTGGCATTGCTAGCTCTAATCGATAAATCTGCACACTGACGCTATTCGCCTGATTGTTTATCGATGGTGTTATGGTTGCTGGTAATGTCTTGGAAGTTGAATTGGTTGCCGTATTTGAAGACACTGCACGATCTTGAGTCTGGGCAGCACGTTCAGCCGCATCGGCTTCAATTTGCTTGAGTTTGGTTTTATATATTTGCTGGCTAAGTTGCAGGGCCTCTTTAGCACTGGCAATTGACTGTTTATCCTGGGCGGTATTAGCGGCATTGAGTTTTGCCGTTAGCTCAGCTTGTTGCTGCTCATAGCGGCGTTTTTCAATATCAGCTTGATTGTTATTAAGCTGATCCATTTCATCTTTTAAGCTACCCAAAGTCGTATTGATATCATCACGTAAACCAAGAATTCGATCACGGGTAGCATCAATGGCAGCTTGCAGCGGCTTAAGCCCTTCATCACCCAGTTCACGTATCGTAAACTTAGCATCGCGACTAATCTGATTAACGCGTTCCAGTGTAATGCTGGCGCTATCAAGTTCATTAGTCCATTTACGTAGCAATAGCGTTTCATTAATTAACTGCCTTTCGCGCACAAAGCCTTGATTACTGACCTTGGCAAGTACATTCCAAAAGGCAGTATTCACCCGCTGATTACGCAAAATACTCACAGTAAGCTCATCAACGCGAGCAGCAAGTTTTTCACTGCTGTCTTCGCTAAAATCAAATTGCTTATTCAAGTGTGCAAACGCACTAGCATAAAGGTTTACATATTCAGTCGCTCGGCCAGTGGCCTCTTCTAATGCTTCAAGTTCTTCTTTTTGTTGTGCTAGGGTTTTATTGGTTTTGCCAGCTTCATCAGCGACATCTTGTTCACTGTCACTTAAGTCGTCTATGCCATCAGGCACATCACCCATTAAGCTTTGCAGCACATTGAGAATATCTACCAAGCGCTCTTTTTGACGAAAATACTCAGCGGAACTAATCGCCCCATTTTTATAACTGTCATCGAGGCGGCGCATATCCTCTGTAACGGCCGCATACTTACCTTTAAGCTCTTGATAATTAGCAATCTCAAGTTTCTTAACTTCATTAAGCTTTTCGGTTTGTTCTTTTAATTTTTTGGTGTTTTTATCAAGCTCAACTATTGCCGCACTATTAGTGGTATTGGCATCAGTACTCCCACTTAATGCGGCGCGATTCTTCGCTAATGATTCAGTGGTTTGTTTAATATCTTTGGTTAGTTTCTGGTGGGCAGGCGTGATGCCATCTTGCAGTCCATCGCTATAACGCTTCGATTTATCCGTCAGCTTTTGATATTCATCACTTAATTGCAACGCAGCGGCTTGGGCTCTCATCGAATCAGGCACGGTTTTACCCGTCGCCTCGGCGGCTACTATGGCTGCTTTAGCCCAATTGATAAACGCATCACGGACTTGATCTATGGGTTCTTTGTTATCGCGAATAAGCTCAAATGCGGCTTTCGATTTATCGGCAGTGTCTTGCAACGACTTAGTACTGGTTAGCCCCAAGTCTTTATAAGCTTGCTCAAGTGCAGCTGTACCTTTGGCCGTGGCATTAAGATACTGTTGTTGCTCTTCATACTTAACCTTAAGCTGATTAAGCACTTCAACATGGCCTGCATACTCTTCACCCGCTGCTTGAAAGGTGACAATAGCCGAATCCAGTAGGCGAATAAACCCACCAATCCCACCTTTAATATTATCGAGTGATGTGGCTTGTTCAGTGAGTTGCTGAGTCAGTTTAAGCGCCTGCTCAGTCGTTAACTTAAGTGGCTCAACCACCTCAACGGCAGCTTGTTTAACTTCAACCATGGCTTTGGCGGCGTTCTTCCATTTGCCGGTTGCATCGTCATAAATCAGTTTGCCATCGTCCACGGCCTTGTTGAACTCAGCCATTGTGGTAAAGGCAACGCCAGTTTGCTCACTAAGATCCCTAAGTGAATATTCCAACTGTTTGGTGCTAGCGGCCGCTGCGCGTTTTGATTTTGCTAATGCATCTTCAGCAATCAATAACTCTTGGTATACCCGAGCAACTTCGATTAACTCGCTGATTAATGCCAAATACAAACCAGCTCTAGCTGCTGCGGCCAAAGCGGTTTTAAGTTTGCCAGCGGCTAATGCCGCGGTTTCACTCGCCGCGGTAGTGCCAACGATTGACCCTGTATAAAGGCGCATTACTCCAATGGCGGCATTGGCACCGACGATCACATCACTAAAATAGCCACCCACTTTTAAGGCTAACCACGCCTTAGCAACAAAGCCTATTTCATCGCGGAAGTGGTACAACATGGCCGCGCCGTCTTGCACCGCTGAGCCAATAGTCACAATCGTGTCACTGACTTGTTGTGCCCATTCTTTTAAACGGCCATCTGCGGCCATAGCTCCAAACTCAAGGTTAAGATCACTTATCTGCCCCTTAAGCCAATCAAGCGCACCGGACTGAGCAACCAGATCATAAAAGGATGTCAGATTATCTTTAAGGTTTGACACTTGGCCACTGAGTAAAGCCATTTGAGCAGCCGCGCTACCTTGGCTGGCGCGGCCCATTTCATCAATTAAGCTTTTAATCACATCGCGACCAAGCTTGCCTTGCTCACTGAGTTTTTGTAGCTCTTGGCTGTTCTTACCTGTGACTTTAGCCAGCATGTCCCAAACGGGTACACCGCGCTCAATCAGCTGCAGGATCTCTTCGCCCTGGAGCTTTTGTTTTGCCCAGGCTTGACCAAGCGCAAGGGTGATCCCCTCAACTTCTTGAAAACCACCACCGAGTTTAAAGGCTTGATCCACAATGGCCTTCATGGTGCCGTTCATGGGATCAAGACCAAAGGCTTTGGCTTTAACAAAGGCTTGGTTAACTTCGTTTAGTTGCAACGGCACATCGATGGCAAATTGCTTTACCCAAGCGGTGGCTTGTTTGCCCGATTCAAAACTGCCCATCACCGAGTTCATTTGCACGCCCAAGCGTTCAAATTTATCACCAGTGCTAAAGATATCCTTAACCGCTTGAGCAACACGATCAAAGCCTAAATACGCACCGGCTAATGCAGTGACTTGGCCAATGACACCGCGTAATGAGTTGGCATGTTCGCGGGCACTGTTATTGCCTTTGTCTAAGTCTTTGGCAAACTTATCGACTTTACGGCCAGTGCTGTCAAATTCGCTGCTTAACTTACGCTGCGCTGTAGTGAGGTTGTTGTAATCGATGCCCGACTTTGACAAAGCATTTTGCAGCTGTGTATGGCTGGCCGATTGCTTCGCTAACTCGCGCTGCATTTGCTCCAGCTCTTTTTCGGCCACATCAATCGAGCGCGCCAACTGCACAAAGGGCGCATCGGTTTGGCTAGCACGTTGCTTTAAGTCTTGCAGCCCAAGCGCTGTGGCCGTCAGGGCGAGTTCTTGCTGTTCAAGCTCGTTGCGTGAACGCTTAAAGGTGTTAATCAGTTCTTGCTGATTGGCCAATCCATCAAGCTTATTGGCTAAGGTGTTGGCTTTTTGGCTAGTCGATTGGCTGCTGTCGCCAACCTCATTAAGCTCATTAGTTAAGGGCTTAAGGCCATTAGTGAGCTGCTCGGTTTGTTTGCTTGTGGTGCTGGCGCTTTGGGCTACCTGGTCCAGTTGTTGATCAAGCGGTGCAAGGCGCTGATTAAGTTCATCAACTTGGTTAGCACCGGTTTGGCTGGCATCACTGACACCATCGAGTTCATCGGCCAATGCCTGCGTCTTAGGGTTCGCCACATCCGACTCAACGCCGATGCGCTTAAGCTCATCAACTAAGGCGGCAATGTGCTGCTTACCGGTTGCTTCGGCAACAATACGCAGGGCGAGTTCTAAGGTTTTATCAGCCATGGCTCTCTCGTTATAACGCTAAAAAAGTGGGGGTTAACACGCCTTTAAACAGGGTTTAAAAGACGTTAAAGGGCATAGGGGAAAAACCGCTATGCCCTTGTGCAGCCTTTACGCGGCAGGCGCATCCATTTCGATGTACTCAAACGGATGATTTTTGCCGGCCACTAATTGCGCTTTACCCGCAAGTGTTGCGCTCACAAACTCACTGGCAGCAAAATCAAGCGCCGCAGTGGGTGATAAGCTGGCATCAAAGATGTCGAGCTTAATCGGCTTACCCGTTTCAAGGTTGGTGCCTTCACCAAAAATACGTGCCCGGGTCTGGGCATTAATACCACCACGAACCAGGGTACCGCTAATGGCGTTATGCTGACCGGTTACCGTGACTGCGCCGCCTGCTTCAATAGCGCCACCTTTTAGGGCGCGCACTAAACCAAGGGCGTAGTTCACTTCATAATCAGTACCCAGTACTAAGGTAGTTGCACCGTCTTTGACATCAAAGCCGACGCTGGCAAAGTTCTGTTGAGATAACTGTAACCAACGCTGATTAGTTGGTAACACAGCTGGGGCATCAGTTAAGTTGCCACTGCCACTGTTGAGTACTTGGGTGTCACCAAGCAGTGCCATGGCGATAAGCTCTGCGGGTTGGTCATCAAACATCCACTCAACTTCAACCGGCTTGGCAATTTTCACCACGCTTAACGCTTGGCCGTAGCTTTCTTTCTTTTTACTGCCGCGCACTTTTTCGTCAGCATCGGTTTTGATAGCCAGCTTAGTCGTGTTAATAGGACCAATGATCCCCGTCGATTGCCCTAGGGCATTTAAACGGTCAACAAAGAAGTTGCCGGCAACTAATAATCCACTCATAGGAATGTTCCTCATTCAGTTGTAAAAGGTTAATAAAGGGTTAGCTTGGTTTGAATCTCAGTTGCACAGTAACGGCCATGGGGTAATAACCATGGCTCTTAGTGAAACGGGGTTTAATGGGGCTATTCACCCTCACAAAGGGGCCAAGCAGTTGATCGCCTACCTTAACTGACTTACCGACCACGGCGTTTAACAGGCTAACTAATTGCTCGCCTGCTTGGCGTTCGTGTATCGATAATCGGCACGCCAGTACCACAAGCCAGGTCTGTTTAATCTGACTGGTGTTGCCGCCTTGGGCTGTATCGGGCATAGCATCGCCCATATACAACACATGGGCAGCGGGGGTGATTTGGCTGCGCTCATCAACATCGCTTAGCTCATTGGCTTGATAGACCTTTTTAAGCTGTTGGCTCGCCACTAATGGCGCAAGTAATTGAGTGAGTGCGTCACCTGCAGCAAGGTAGTCATCTTTAATATCAAACATCAGATAAACCCTTTAGATGATTTGCGGCCAAACACGGTGCCCGCGCTGTCAATGCTGACCACTAGCTCACTTTGGCTAGCGACCTCACCGGTATCGGCTAGCCCTAAGCTGATGTCGCCTTTGCTAACCAGGGCTAAGTACTTCACCACCGCGTTGTAGCGTTTCTCGACCTGCTCAGGGGCTTTGTCGCCATACAAAAAGTAGCGCGCAATATCGCAGCAGTTGCGTTCAAGCACGGCAGGCACAGTCGTTAACGGCAGGGTATAACGGCCCACGATATAGCCATCAATTTCGGCCGAAGCATCACGCAAAGCTTGCTCAAGCACGGCGATATTGATTTGTCCTGGCACACTGCCTTCGCGTTCGGTGAGCAACATTAAGTCTTGCTCGCCAAAGCGACTTAGCATGTTGTCAGTATTGGCATACATCACTTGGGCCATGGTTATTCACCCGCTGTGTTTGTGGCTGTGCTTGGCGTGTCAGCGCTTGGGCTAGCGGTTTCGTTAGCACCTGGCAAAGTGACGGTTACCGCCTGAATAGCACTGATTAAGTCAGTTTTATTCATCGCGTTAACACCGGTGATCTCCATGTCTTTTGCCAGTTCTTTAAGCTCTTTAGCGGTGAGCTGATCTAAGCTTTTCTCGGTGCCATTGGCATCTTTAGTGCCAGTCAGCGTACCCGTTAGGTCAGCACCTAGTGACGGATCACCGTTTGAAAGCTCCACACTCCCCGCCGTTGGTGCCATATCAATGACGGATACTGTAAGGCGCTTATCGGCTTTAAACGCTGCGACTTGCTCATCCGATAATTCGGCCAGCGGTATATGGTTTTCGCCTTTGGTGAGAGCCATGCCCGCACGGCGATAACCACTGGCCGTAAGACAGACAACCAAAAGGACTTGAATTGTTGATACAGATTTAGCCATTTCATTGTTACTCCTAATTTAAGTAAGGGTTAGGTGCGTCCTTGCATCCATGCCGTTTGACCTGTACTTACAGCTGTGGCACCACAAGGATTTCAAACTTGCCCTTAAGCTCGTTATTCACTGTGGTACCGCCTTCGTCAATCAAGTCGCGCTCTAGTAGCTTGCGCGCAGCTTGTTCAAGTGATGCCGGTACCACCAACAAGTTCGGGCGAATTTTGAGCTTCTTGCCGCCATCACGAGTGAAGGCCGTCATCTTCTCGTAGCTGTCCCACAGGTTGGTTGCGTTAAGAGTGCGCTTATTAGCAAAGGCCATTTGCCAAAAACCAAAGCCCGCTTCACAGCGCATATCCGTGCCGAACTGGAACTCGTTATTAGTCCATACAGCTGGATCGGTTGGATTAAACAGGGTGTTTAAATCCAGCTTGCGTCGCTCCTGGAAGATGAGTGGCTTTAATGGACGCGTGGTATCGAGTAAAAACCAAGGCTCACCCGTATAGGCACCATCTGCCACCATGTTGGCTATAGAAACATCAACTCCAGTGCCGTCATGCTGAGGATTAACAGGATGGTCAGTGTCAAAGAAGTTCTGGCTGTCATAGCAAGCCGTGGTAAAACCATCGGCAAGTAATTGAAATACCAAATCATCAGGAAATTCTTCACCTTCCTGCGCCAATGCCTGCACCATAGGTTTGTAAGTGCCAATAGTGTCGTCTTCAACATCATCACGACTAATGCCAATCGTGGTTTCAAAAGTCTTGTTGGTGATTGAGTAACCATGCTCCTTAATGGAGTTGATCACCCGCGCACCAATCCATTCGCGCATGGTCGGCATTGAGCCTAACCAACCGTAGGTATTGGACTTAGTATTGCTTGGCACCACTGAGGCAATTTTTAAATACAAAGGCTCAGTCTTAGCTAAAGCATTTTGAAACTCACTACGCACCATAGTGCGCAGGGCGTTTAATACTGGGGCGTTAATTGCAGCCATTATTTTTTCTCCTGATCAGCGGCGATAGCTTTAGCAAAGTCGTCATGCGACATGCCCCAGGCATCAGCCATTTTGATTTCATCCGCCGATAACGCGGCGATATTGGTTTTGTCTTTTGGCTTATCCACCGTGGTGGTCTGCTTAGTGGTTAAAGCATTAATGGGTTGCAGACCATCAAGGCGAGCAGACAACGCGGCCATGCCTTGTTGCTTACCCAATTGCACTAAATAGTCTTGCTCGTAGGCAAAAATCCGCCCTTCATCCAGCGCTTGTTTTACCGACTGCTCAATGGTTAATTGACCGTTTTGGGCACTGAGCGCCGCCAGCTGCTCGCGCATGGCATTCACTGTGGCAACCGGCACGAACTGGGTTAAATCAACGTGGCCTGCGGACACGTTAGTCATGGCAGTATTCTTTGCACTGAGTGCGGCCATGTCTTTCTTAAGCCCATCAACACTGCCAGCGGCATTGAGCAAATCATCTAAGCGCGTCATGGCCTCAGTTTGTTGCGCGTCGCTTAGCTGTTCGCCTTCTGCCAACTCGATACCGAGTGCGGCTAATAACTTTTTTAATAGTGGGTTCACATGGAGTCCCTCCGGTTGGGTTAACGGTAATTTATTTGCCGATAATTGAGTGAGTGCCAATGCTGACAGCTGGGCTAATGGCAACATGCCATCCACACCAGGGCGGTTGGTTAATGCGGCTGAATGAATAAACTGCGGGCGGCCTGTGGCTTTGTCGTAGCCAAACACCAAAGAGAAATACTTATATTCTTTGGCGCTTAAAAAGGCGGTGGCGTTATCGGTAAAACGCGGCTTAATAAACAAGCCTTGTCCTTGTCGATATTGCACATCATCGATGTTAAACCAGCCTGCCGCGGGTGCGGGCTGGCCATTGGCTTCTTTGTTGAGGGTTTGGTGCTCGTAGTCAATGACCAGATCACCGGCTTGATGAGGGGTGTTTGCTTGCAAGGCCGCGAACGCAGTCGCATCCATTAACCATTTACCGCCTTTTACATCTTCTGGGCGACCATCTACCGACGCGAACTGACCATCAGGCAACGCCTGAATATATCCATCGTCTGCCACCGAAAAGGCGGCATCAGCGTGAGCGTTAAGTTGGCTGCTTAAGGCGGCAAAGCCTAAAGCGATAGCAGTTGAAGACATAAAAAAGGCACTCGCAATTACATTGGAGTGCCTATCATGTTCGAGTGAAGCGACTTAGCGGATTGGAAAGGTTTCGGGATTATTTTAGTAATAATTCTAATTTGTCTAATGCCACAAAAAGGTTAGTTTTAGAATTAGATAAACAGTCTTTCCTTTTCCAATATTTAACTCTTCGATCATTTTCTTTATTGATATCATATTCATCTAATGTCTGGTCCTCAGAGGTACTCTCTTTGTAATATTGAACCATTTCCGGATTTTTAGCTTGAATTGTAGTTAAGTAACCTTTTGCAATAATTTCAAAATTCAATAACTTACTTACAAATAAATCACAGTCTAGTTTTAAATTAGCCGAAGAAAAGTGAACTGTTATTTGATTGTGCAATGACCGACATTCTTCAATATTATTTCTTATTAATTTGTCTCCCTCATGGTTTCTAATGTATACACTATCGACTTCATAACCATATGCAAATGTTGAGTCTAGCATGCGATTTGTTTCATCGAACAAAGCTAATATTTTATTCTTGCACTCAACTAATAACATATACTGAGAAGGTAATTTAATTTGCTCTTGCCAAGCATTTACACCTTTTAATGCAGCATATGCAGTAATCATTGCTGCCACTCCGGCCATAATTTGAGAAAAATCAATCAATGTTTTGAGAAATGAATGTTTAGTTTCAATACAGTCCACGATTATCGCTATATTGATAAAGGCAAAAACAATAATAACAACCGTTTCAACTAATCTTCTATTTATTGTTATAAAGGTAGGCAGTTTCAATTTAATAACCTTTTAAATGAATTCACTAACGCACTAATCATATATAAATCCAAAAGAAAGGTGAGATAAAGCTTATTTTTAATGTCCATTTTTTAAGCGTTCATGCAAATCATTAACAGCATCAACGAATCGTTCAAACTGCTGCCAATCATTAAAGGTCGCAAATACACCTTCGTGTGGATCGTCTATCGGGCCAATGACAATTTCTGGTACCAGATGATTATCCAAAACTTGAACTTGTTGAGGAGTACATCTCACTCTTGGTTCATTATCAAGTTCAACGGCTTCATCAAAAAAAAATAAACATCCCATTTGTTATCTCCATATAATCAATACGATTGTGAGTATCAAGCATAACCTAGTTTAAAACACGTTTAAATCTTTGTTAAAGCGTTTAAGTGGTTTTTAGATAACCGTTATCGCAAGTTGATAGTTGAGTCGCTTAAATCGAGTTTGAGGGTGTTAGCGTATAAATAACTTTGTAGCGTATTTTACTTTGAAAACTAATCTGAAAATCTTAAATGGGTGAAGGGCGGAATTGGCATCCATAATCAAACGAGTTACCTCATCCTACACCGCCAAAGGCCTTGCAGCCACATGCCAACTCCATTCGATTTACATCTATCCTTCGTTCATTCCCCCGTGTGCGGTTCTCATGATGGTTAGGGGAAATAAAAACACTCGACGAACATAAGTACCTCCTTCGATGTTAATAAATCCTCCTAAAAAAGGGGAACAATAAGAAATTTAGCAAGTAATATCTAATAGCACAATACTACTGTTATATAATATGCGTCATACTGAACAAGTACATTGAGTTTGCTTGTTAGCATCCCCCACTGTCTTTATTAATTTTTACAACAAGTACTCCCACAAGATCCCTAGCATAGATTGCTCATCATCAGTGCTCACACCAAGATATGGTCGTGAAGGAATACCAGCAGGGCCTGCTGGCATGCCTTCGGTGCCACCAAACTGGTGGATGGCGGCATAGATTTTATTGCTGCCGATGGTGGCCCAAAAGTTACCACTGTCGGCCGCGATACTGGCTGCTAGCCCGCCAGCACTGACTTGCAATATCTTACCGCCCTGGCGTTTAGGATTGGCTTTTAGATAGGCATCACTTAATGAAGCCCATTGTGCACCGGTGGCGGGGTCTGATTCGCTGGCAAAGGCTTCTTCGGTGGCAAACTCTAATACCGCAGCAATATCATTCATCGGTTCGCTTAAGTCATCGAACTTTTCGATTAAGTTTCCCAGCACCTGTAATACTGTGCCATTGCTAAAGGTGATATCAATCTGGTTCATAGTACGACCTTAGCCCTTAAGCTTGCCTTCAAGTACTTGGTATTGCGCTTGCTGTAACGCAGCGAGCGATAACTTAAGCAATTGCACTTCACCCTCATTGGGCTGTCGTTTTCGCTGCCACTGACTATTAATGATCACTTTATCCTTGCTATCGCTCCCCGCAACAGCGGGGTACACATAGAGCAAATTATTATTTTTACTGTCCCAAAGTATTGCTTCAGGCTCGGCTAGCATTAGCGGCAATTGCGTTAACGCCTCGCGGCTAAGTGACTTGTTCGATGTGAGTTGTGATGCAAGTTGACGTTCCCCGATGGCAAGAAGTGCGGCAGGCTCACGCCCCAAACGCGCCGTGACGGCGGCTTGAATAGAGGGCGTTATAAAACCCAGCGCCTGCATGCCTAAGCCTGGACGTTTCTTATCGAGTACTTCATCAGCCCACGTTGCAAACTGGGCTTGGCGCAGTGGGCTGTTATTGAGGGCTTGAACAAATTGAGTACGGGTATTGATGGATTGAATACCGCCCAGCTTTTTGGCTACAGCAACGTCGGTACCAAAGGCGGCTTCGCCTGGGCTATAAGCCCAACCTAAGTCTGGGCTCATGCTGCTGCCGTCGGGTAAATCAATACGGGCATGGGGCACTGTGAGTACTTCGCCTGTGCTCACCGCCACAGTCTCGGTATCAAAGCGTTTAATATAACCCTCGCCATTCTCTGCGGTGAGGCCCATTGCCTTAACCTGTGCCTCAGTTAATGCCCGCACGCGGCAACGACAGCCCCAGCCGTTAGGTGGGTAGATAACATCCCATATCGGATCGTCAAAACGAAATACTTTACCACTGAGGCGTGCATGGGCTGGCCGTGTTTGGCCGTCATCAATCGCCACATACTGCCAATAGGGGTGGGTTTTAGTGCGCGATAACATGCGCCGATAGCGCCCAGCCATGTAGGCAGTTTGCAAGTTTTGACGGTAGATGGTGTTTAACCGATATGGGCTACCCAGTTGCACCACACGGCCATCAACCTCTTGTTTGCCCCACCATCCTAGCTTTTCGAGCTGGGGTGTTAACCTGGCTTGAAATTGTTTAGCGGTTAAGCCCTGAGTTAGTGCAGCATCCACTTCGTTACGGATAGCGGTAAGCACATCCATCTCGGTCACCTTGGCCACGGTAAAGGCACGAGCATGGGCACTGGTCCATACATCTTGCCAATCGTCACTAATGGCAAAGCCTTTGGCGCGAAAATACGCCACCGCATCTGCAGGGGCTTGGTTAATGGCAATGGTTAAATCAACGGTTTCAGCCATTGGCCATGCCCCACAACTCGGCGACAAACATTAACCGCGCTAACATCTCGGTCAATTGTTCTGTGTCCATACCAGGATAGTCATTGGCTAATTGGGCACGCAGCTGCTCAGGCTCACTCTGGAGTTGACCAAGTAATGGTTCAACCATGGCCATGTAAGCATCGCTCATTTGCCCTTGGGTTAGTGCATCCAGCGCAGTATCGAGCGCAGTTTGACTTGGCTCACGTGGGTTAACCTCTGTCGTTGCTTGCGCTGCTAACGCTGCCAAGGCCGTTTGCTGATTGGTTGCACCTGCTGCATTAGGGTCTTCTTGCACTATGGTCAGTACAGCTTCACCGTTAGCGGGTTTAGGAATACGCGTTTTTTCGTGTAGCCAGTTTTGTGGGATTTGCATCCCCATGCTGACGAACGCCCGCAGCGGATAAGCCAAGGCGCGTAAATCTTCCGCCTCTGTGGTATCAAACACTAAGCGCGGATGACGGCGATGGCTTTGATAACTTTTGCAGTTGAGCGCATACAAGGGGGCCACTAAGTCGCGGGTTAAGGTTTCGGCAATCAGGGTTAGGTCAGCATCACGCAGCTCTTGGCGCACTTCGTTATGCACGTTACCCAAGGCATTAGTTGAGCTTTTACCGTCAGCCTGTGAGGTTAGCGTGCCACCTAAAATCACCTTGCTCATGGTCTTTTCAGCCCATGACATCATCAACTCAAACGGATCGGCTTGGCCTGTGGCGGCGCTGTGAAAGTCCATCACCATGCCTTTGGGCATAATGCCGCCAGCGTTATGGCCAATACTCATCACCGCTTGCAACAGCGCGCGTTTTTCATCATCACTGGCACCCGCAGGGTATTGACCAATGCGCAGCGGTAAACCGTAGATCTCAAGGAACTCGGCTAAGTCGCGCACACTGTAGTTTTTAAAAATAAACGGCCAAATTAATTGTCGTACTAAACCACTGCGGCTGATATAGCCAGATTTAGCGGGGTGAATATGCTTGATCCAACCAAACGGCCACAGCTCAGCACCATTGGCGCTCGCATCACGCAAGCGCAGTTCGTTGCGCCGCTCTGGGTGCGTCATAAACCAAGACGGATCGCGATACTCTGGCACCTCAATAAACCATTCGCCTAGCTCTCGGGTCCAGGCTAACTCGTGCATGCTAAAGCCTTTGAGGATCGCATCACTCATCGACTTAATTAAGCCTTTTGTCCAGTTGCCTTCTTCAAGCATTTCTTGCAGATATTCAGTGTCGGCTTTTTCTTGTGGGGTTGGGTTACGGGGCGGTGCTAAATAATAATCAACGCCAATTAAGGCGCGTTTACGCTTGTCTAACTCGGCATACAAATGGCCGTCTTTTTCTTCAATGTCTTCGGCCAGTTCACACTGAGCAATCAGGTCGCCTTGTTCGGCGGCCTGTAAAATATTAGCTGCACTGGCGGGCGTTAAACCACTGCTTGGGTGCTGGCTAAAGGTGCGATGTAAACCGCTAATACGCACATCATCAGTTTGCAGTGCTTTGGCTTCGCGTTGTTTAAACGGGCGGCCACTGGCGTCTAAAATTACCGATTGGCTTGATTGTTTTTCTTGCATTACCAGCAACCTCTCTGCGTTGTATCATCATCATCGTTTGGGCGGGCATTGGGATTACGATGCTGACTTTTAGGAATAGGGGTAAATTCAATGGGGGCACCGTCAAGCGTTGAGGCATACACCATTAAAAATAAACTGATGGCCGCATCGCCATGGCGCTCTTTTTCCTGCCCTGTACGCACATCGCCAAGACAAGGCGTACCGCGGCGGTTTATGCTCAACGCCCGTAAATCTGTGCCGGTATTATCATCCCGCGGAATAGTGATTAGCCCATCTTCAAAGTGACTTTTAAAGCGTGGCATTTGTTCACGGTAAAAGGGTTCAGACAACATCACACAGGCGATCACTTCGCTGCCGTATTTATCCTGGGCGTATTCGGCCAAGGCTTGGCCGTTACCCCTTGCATCCATCGCGCCGCCACGTAAGCGTGGCAGACGATCAACAATGTAAAACAGGATTTGCTCTTGCTGCCTAAAGGGGATGTTTTTAAGCTCTACCTGCAGCTTAACGGTAATGTGTAAGTCTTGGGCCAGTTCACCGACATCGATAACCGTTAAGTCACCACTGCGGGCAAAGTCTTCACCAAAGCAATGGGGCCTTGCTGGGTCTAGGCCATCGAGGATTGGCTTTAGTTCATCCTCACACCACTGCAGTATTTCTGCGGCGCGTAAGTTCTCAGGCCATTGACCAAAGGCATTATCTTTTTTAAGCCGGATAACGGGGCCACTTTGCGCAATGCTGGCCATACGAACTTCAATTAACGCACGGTTTAAGTAAGCGCCACCGCCAGATTTAGGCACACAAAAGTATTCTTCGAGGGCATCTTCTTCGGTTGCCGTGGCTTTAAGCAGCTTGGCCTTCCACTCATCTTCTGCGATTTGGCTCCACTCAATGCCGCGCACCTGGCAAATACGTTTATATAAGCCCTCGGCGCAGGCATCATCGAGGGTGATACGATGGACTGAGTAATCTTTTTTACCTGCACGGGAATCATTAATCAGTTCGTTAAACAGGTTTTCAATACCGTTATGGGTTGAGATTAAACGGATCTTCGCGCCCCACATGGTCAGCGCTAAGGCAGCTTTGAGGACTTCGGCAAGACGCTCATGAAAGGCGGCTTCATCTATGGTCACGTTACCTTGCATACCACGCAGGTTTGAGGGATTACTTGATAACGCCTGAATTTTAAAGCCTGAGGCAAAGTAAATGGCAAAGGTTAAAATCTCTTTGCCATCTTGGCCGTCATCAACAAAAATCTCCTCTTGAATATCGCCCGCAGCTTTATCAAATACCTTGGCCCACATGGCTGCGGCATCAATAAACTCGCGCGCCATTTCTTTATTGCTGCCCACATAAAAGTGATTGGTACCGCCTTGGCCACGAGCAGCTCCAGCGGTCAACGATGCATCAGCCGCTTCTGCCCAGGTTAAACCGGTACGGCGTGACTTTTCAGCAATCTTCAGTGGCGACTCATCCGCTATCCAACGCTTTTGATAACCCAACAGCACTTCTTTAGGATCAAAAATATTGAGGTAACTGGCCTCGATAGCGGGGTCAAAAACGGGTTTAGTGATGCTGGTATGCTGAGCGTTCATTAGGCGATCCCTAAGATTTCTTTTTTAAGCAGTGACACAGCATCTGCGGTTAAACCAGCGGTTTTCGCTACCTTTTCGGCTGCATTAGCAGCCTCAGTAGCAAAGGCCGTACGGATCTCTTTTTCGCGTTTATGGCTGGCCATCGCGGCCGACTCAAGGCGCTGCACCGCTAACATGGCATCTTTAATCATGCCCACGTCTGCCGCTTCACCATCTTCGTTTAATAAGGCTTTAAACAACTGCGAACGCGCCATTTCTAAAATCAGTTTGGTGACTTCGCCCGTGGGTTTATCGCCCAGCTCTGCGGTCCACACTTGAGTTATTTCGCGCATTTCACGCAAGCTTTTACCTACCGCTTCCATTTTGGTGGCATAGCGGTTTAACCCAGCTCGACTGAGCTGCTGGTCATCGGGTAGTCCTGCGGTATTAATCAGGGCGTTAATTTCTTCCAGCAATTCCACTTGGCTAATGGAGCCATCACGCAGGCCTGCATCGAGTTTTTTACGAATCGCACTTGGCAGCAAATCTACTTTAGAGCGGCGACCACGGGTGGTGCTTTCTGTTTTATTAGAAGCCATGATTAGCTCCCTTTATGCTTAAGCGACGCAGCAATATCACGTCGTGCTTGCACCACCGCTTTTTTCAGTGCTCGCTCTGCTTGGCCAACCTGCGGCACCTTATCAAAGTACATTTTACTAAAGTCACCTTTATTAAATGGTTTACCTTCTTTTAAGGTCATTGGCTTGATGACATTTTCTTCCATGTCTGCCACAACTAATGCCAATGCCGTATGGTAAATCACCTTTTTTTGAGCAGACGTAAGTGGTTTAACAGCCATGATCATTCCCCCGCACTAGGGCGTTTAATGCCTGGAATAAACACCAGCCCATCCACCACATCTTGACCACGGGCTTTAAGCTCAGCAAGCAGGTAATTGCCTTGCACTTTGACACTGACTAAACCTTGCTCATCTAACCAATAGAGCTGGGTTTTAATGGTGTCGTTACTCATTTCAACCCCAAAGCTGGCACAGGTATCACGCACCATTGAGTGGTTTGCCCCATAGCCGACCATCGCGCTCAATGCTTTTAAAATACTGCGGCGTTGATGCTCATTTTTAATTTCAGTTAACGACATAGTGTCTTCCTTATTTACTGCGTAATTCGTTTTCGGTGAGCATTTCGGTCATGCTTTGAAGCGACTTAAGCTGGGGGGCAATCGCGGTAAGCTGTCCATTCACTTCAGCCATGCGTTTATCCAACTGGTGAAAGTCTTCTTTGCTGGGTGAGTGTTCTGCAATAATCTCAAGCTTATCAACCCGCTTTTCTAAGGCGGAAATCGCATCGGTTTTAGCGTAGGTTTTGGCTAATGCCCAATTGGCTAACAGCAGCACTAGTGAGATCACAGCGTAAATCTGCACCCAAAACTCTTTAATGAGATCAAACATTGCGGCCTCCGTTTTTTATCCGTTGTCGATGCTCATGATCGCGCTGGCAACTAATACACCTGAGCGCATCAGCGCGCTGCACCTCAACCGGCTCTAGGCATTCACGACAGACACCATTACCTAACTGAGTTGGCTGGTTTCGTCGTCGCGCTAGCAAGGCATCACGTTCGCGCAACTCCATGTCACTGGCCCAATCTTCTGCTCGCATTTAGGCTCCTTTTTTAAATGCTGGCGGGATCAACTGCCCAAGGCTAGACAACAAACCGACACCAGCAGCTTTGCCCTGACGCCATTTACCCACTTCACGCAGGCCCATGTAGGTTAGTAAGGGCGATAGCATCATCATCGCCAAATCCCATTGCGCGCCTTGGCCATAACTAAAAGCTGCCAAGCCTTCCATGCCCAAAATATACAATCCGGTGACGTAACCAGATGCTCTAGCCATTAAAGGTCGGGTCGCACGCACATAAGGATCTAGGCTGTCATCACCATGTTGAATAGTGGCTTGAGTTTGTTGGTGAATGGTGGTGGCTTGATTGGCTGCAATGCGCGCCAGTTCGACTTCACATTCGCCAGCAATACTTTTTAATTGCACTAAATCTTGTGGTGACAATGCCGTTAAAGCGTGATTTAACGCTTGCTCAGGGTTCGGTTTACCCGAAGCAATATCGACTAAATCGGCGACTTTATTGACAGTATTGGCTTTGTCATCACTAAAAAAACTGCCAATAGAACGGAGTAAACTCGGCCCTGTTTTGACGAGAGTGGATGCAATAGCAGTTAAGGTAATAGGGTCCATGATTTATCCTTTATCGTTGAAGTTAATGCGGGCTTTAGCGCGTAGCACATGAGCTGGCGTGACGGCATTCCAACCAAGGTTGAAGTAGTGTTGGCGGGTAGCATGATGGCTGTGAAGTGGTATATCTGGCGGCACCTGCCCAATACCACAAGCGGCGGCTAATTCTTCGCGAATGCGGGTATCAAAGCCGTCTTTGGCACATTGGCGATGGACACGGTTTTGAATCCGCTTTGGCTGGGCGTTGGCAATGGGCGCATGATTAACCGCGCTGCATTTATGGTTGTGATGGGTAAATGGCATTACTGACCCCTGATCACTAAGGTGCAGCTTTGCTCGCCGACGAGATCAAGCAGTTGCTCAAGGGCGGCGCGGCTGTCTAACACGGCCCAGTCTTTACCGACAACTCCAAAAGATTGCCCAGGGGCAATACAGCCTTGTAGCTCACTGGCTCGGTTGGCAACATGGATTAAACAATGGGTGCGCTGACTGGGGCCATATACCGTGACACCTAAAGTATTACCGCTAATGGCAAGGCACGTGCCTTTGCTGGGGCTTTGATGGCGCGCAAGGGTGTAACTGCCCTCAGGAATACAGCTCACGCCAGCTTCGTTGTTTAGCCACGGGCATTCAACGGTAATGGCAATGATGTTGCCCTGAGCATTTTTGAGTTCGCCATAGGTGCCATGACTAAAGTAACGGCGGTAAAGCGTGAGGTGTAATGAGGCCATAAAAAAACCGAGACAAGGAACATAGGTTCATTGTCTCGGTTTAGTAAGTTTTAGCGGATTGGAAAGGTTTCGGGATTAGTTCCTAGTAAGTGGTGATATCAAAATATTTAAGCATTTTTTGTAATACGGCCTTTGTTACGTAAGCTCTTACAGTACCTACATCTTCTAAATCTGAACCTTGTGCTAAATGACCGCTACTACTGAGCTCCAATCCAAATACCCCATTTTCATCAAGATGAAGCTGAAGTAATATTATTTTTTCAATTGGCTTAGTAAGTGGATCAACGATCAAATTAAATTCAATTTTACCCATTATATATGCTGCTGAAACAGGTGAAATTGACGCTTCTACTATTTCGCCAAGCACTAAAAATGACTTAGTTTTATCAGTTGATACATCACGTATACCAATTCCATGTTTTAATATATCCGTCTCGAATAGTTTTGCTAATTCTTCAAATTTATCCAAGATATTTCTGTAATTTTTACAAGCATTTATTACGTTTACTTCTCTCATTATGTCATCCTTATTTTTTGTTGATCCATTAAAACCGAATGGTCCTAATGTCGCGTTCCTGTACTAAATCCATATTGTTGATTTCCATTTTATTGGAGAAACCCGCATCAAGTTTTGTCGACTTTAACCACTGATAAGTTTCGGTGCCCACTAGGACATCACGTTGTCCATTAGCCAACAGAATGACTTTATCAAATCTTGATAAGCTTAAAGTGAATTCACCATCTTTATTGGTTTGTATAATTTCAATAGCAGCTAGATCAATGTCATTTAATAATGTTCTAGTTTCACAGGAGACAATGAGGTCATATTTGGTTTTGGCATTATTTGTAGAAGGGCCGTTCGACAAATAATCTTTCTCAACCTCAGCTTTATCAGGTAAGCCTATACAGTATTTACTAGCATAGTTTTGTTTTTGATATAGCGCTTTACGAAAGGCAGATTCTGAATATACTTTTATTTGGGACATAGGCATAGGCACAACGTCAGCTGAATTGGTGACAATATAGAGAGAGCCATTAACCGTGACTGGGACAAATAAATAAGCAATGCCGATAACGATAATAATCAGTAATATTTTTTTCATATAAAGTCCTTTTTATAAATCTAAATCTCTGCAAATTTATGGTTTTATTGCACTACCTTGTTTAGCATTAATCATTTTCACCCATTCTGATACACTATTATTATCTTTTACGTATAGCAGCATCAGGGCCTTTTCCATTATTTTAAAGGCTGCTGCCAAATCTCGCTCCTCTAATTCGTCATCATGGCTGCCGGTATTACCTAGCCACTTTATTGCCGAAAGATAATCCAGTATTTCCAGAGATGGCTGATTTTGTGCTTCTGATTTTTTTATGTTTTTTATTTTATTGTTTAAAGATCTTCCAGTGATAACAGATGGTACCTCAGGCCATTTTTCCTTTAGTAATATCTCAACTGTCACCCTAAGCACATTACAACTTGCAGGAATATCACTCCAACATAAAGAGAAAGCTCTTTTAAGTGATTCCTTTACTGAAATAGGAGTACCTGCTGGGGGATTAAATAACATGATCGGTGGAGAGAAAAATTGTGGCGTATATTCATTGACATACATCTCGCTATAGTCACCAGTTTCATCATCCCCACTGCAATAGTAATTATTTAGACCTTCCCCTGTGCTAAAGGTTTTATGATCACAACAGTTACAAATGAAAAAGCCACTATATTGCAAGGTAGGTTTCAGTTTACTATGTTGCTGTAAAATCTCTCGACAAAGAAAGTTTTCTTCTTTTGCAATCAATCTCCCAATATTACAGTGTGGGCAATTCCATGGAGTTAATCGCTCATCAAACGAAAATGTTTTCTTAAAACGACTTCGATAATATTCAAACCCAGCAACGTTTGGTTCTATTTTTTCCATATTTATTACCAGTAACTGCCCTTAAGTGATAAAGATAAAGTAACTGTTTATTTGACAGTTGTAACGTCAAATATATTTCAAAACAACCTCCTCTGCTTTCTCGCCACAAACGCCGCTCTTTGCTCGGCAATAATTTGACTGATTCGGCGCTCTGTTAAACCATAGTCTCTAGCTAACAGTTCAAGGTTATTGCCCTTAAACTGACGCCAAATGCGAATATCTCGCAGCGCGTCTTTGAGGCGTTCGCCATTGGGGATATACATGTCACGGCCACCTAAATAAGAGCTTAAGGTAGTGGCTAGGGCCTCGCTAACTGCCACTGAGTTAGGCACATTATTACCATCGAGGGTAATGCGCATTAGCTCACATAAGCTTTGCAAGGTTGAAGGCCAACGCTTAATGAAGTCTTCACGTTCGTCTGGTTTTAGCGTTTGCAAGGTTTCTAGTGCTTGCTCTAGCTCTGCCGCTTCGGTGTTTAACAAGTCCATTTGCTTGTCCCATTGGCTGTGTTGAAGTGATGAATTACTCATGTGTATGCCATCCTTTGGCATTAACATGCCATGTAAGTAAAGGTGATAAACGGCTCATTTACAAGCCCTGCCAATGCTTTGGTATTGCTCTAATATGGCTTCGTAACTAGCTGCATGACGTGAGGCGCCTTTTACCGGCGTTTCACCTCGGGCAACAATACGTGCTGTGAGTTCACGTTTATGCCAATTTTTCAGGCTTTCAAGTACTTGATAGCCCATGTCTTGATTTAACCAACGTACGCTATCAACCCCTTCGCCATGGCAACGTAATGTCATGCGGCGGACATAGGCGTCTAAGGCTGCTTCGCTGCTATCACGCACTATCATGTGGTGGCTCATGGTGATCCATACCGCCACTATTTTATCAATAATGGCTAATTTACTGCGGCCTGCTGGTTGGCTTAAACGCGGTTTAACTGGGGTTTTAT